GCAGGCAGCAGCTTCCCGCTACGGCGGCAACTTTACGGGCGCCGATCTGACGCCGTTCCTGTCCGAATCCGGCTCGGTGACGGTGTCGAAGTCCGTGCGCGATGCGGCGGGCGGCTTCTCGATCACGCTGACCGATCGCCCGACGATTTTCGGCGAATCGCTCTACGCGATGATCGAGCCGATGGACATTATCGAAATTCGGATGGCGCGATCGCCGTCCGAGTATCAGCAGAGCTCGCCGAGCGGCGTCGGCTACAAGCTGCCGATCGTCATGCGCGGCTTCGTCTCGCGCGTCACGCGCAGTCAGAGCATCGAATCGGGCGTGCCTGAGCGTCAGGTGACGATTACCGGGCAGGACTACGGCAAGCTGCTGCGCATCATCCGCATCTTCTACAACACGTTCAACGGCGGCTATGTCGCGGACGACATTATCTCGGGGCTGAAGTTCTTCCATCAGTACGCGAGCGGTGGCGCGGCAAAGATCATGAACGCGCGCGACTTCCTGACGACGGTCGTCACGAGCATCGTCAATCCGTATCTGAAAAACCTCGGGCAGCTCCAGACGCCGCGCGAGCTCGACGTGACGCTCGTGAAGGAGTTTTCGCCCGCCGTCTCGATCGAGTCGCTCGTCTCGCCGCTGTCTGTCTCCGGCTATGGCGAAGGCGCGATTTACGACTTCCTCGCCTCGATGCTCGACGTCGGCCCGTTCAATGAGCTCTACACAGAGGACACAGAGGACGGCGTCAATCTGATTCTGCGGCCGGTGCCGTTCAAGGACTACTCGACCGGGCAGTTCCTCGATTCGAACGCGTGGGCCGAGTCGCTCGTGCTGCCGATGGGCGTCGTGCAGTCGATGGCGCTCTCGCGCTCGGACGAGAACGTCGCGAATTTCTTTTGGGTGACGAATACGCGCTGGCAGCTCATCGACAACGCCACGCAGCGCATGGCGGCCAATCAGGGTTCGCCGGACTCGTTCTACAAAAAGGATTACATCAATTCGGCACTCGACGTGTTCGGCATCCGAAAGATGCAAACCGAAGTGGCGATGGCGCCGCCGGACGCGCTAAGCCCGGACTCGCCGAAAACGGATCAGGCGTCGTCTGAGTCGGCGGCCTATCTGAGCTGGCTGTCTGATCGTCGCACGCTGCTCGCGAACGCGAACAAGGACAACGTCGTGCTGGAGTCGGGAACGATCAAGGTGCGCGGCAGCGAGCGCATCAAGGCGGGCATGTACGTGACCGTCCAGAGCTTCCAGACGGAAAACGACATTCAACCGGCGGGCGAGTACTACGTGACGAGCGTCACACAAGAATTCATCCCGTTCATCGGGTTTTTCACGACGATGCAAGTCGAGCGCGGAACCAACTTCGCGAATCGCTCGCAATCGCAAGGCACGCCGTATTACGACGAGCTTGATCTTGGGGGGATCAGCTAATGCTGTCTCTGGCTAAAGTGGTGGGCGTGCATCGCGAGTCGGGCACGGTGGATCTGGTCATGCTGCACAACGATATGCCGGTGCCGGGCGTGAAGGTCATGGTCGGCACGGCGTCGGGCAATACCGGCTTCACAGACATTCCGGTGCCGGACGTGAATAACGCCGACGACCCGTACAAGTCGAGCAATACCGGCGGGCGCGATATGGTCGCGGTGGTCGCGGAATTCTTCGGCAAGCCGATCGTGCTCGGCTTCCTCTTTCCGACCATCGCACAGTGCCTCTTTCCGGACGCGAACCGGATGATCTACCGGCATGCGTCGGACGTGTATCTGACGATCGATGACGCGGGCAATACGGAGCTTGCGCATCCGTCCGGCGCATATCTGCGCATCGGCAAGAGCGGCGCGCACGAGGATCTGACCGGCAAGGACTACAACGGCATGTGGAAAATCGCACGCAACACCGCGCAGGACGTGCATTTTCATATCGCGATGGGCGGCGGTGCGGCATCGCTCGATATCGCGCCGGACGGCACGATCGTCGTGAATGCGAACGGCACGGTGACGATCAATGCGCAAGGCGCGACGACCGTAAAAGCGCCGTCGCTCACGGTTGATTCGCCGCAGAGCACATTTACGGGCGCGGTGACGGTCGAAGGCGCGTTTGTTTTCCAGTCGGGCATGACTGGATCGGCGGGCTCGGGTGGCGGCTCCACTATGACGATCAACGGCGCGGCGGATTTCAGCGGCGAAGTGAAGTCGGGTGGCATCAGCCTGCCGCATCACAGCCATAGTGACCCGCAAGGCGGCACGGTGGGGCAGCCTATCTAATCGGTCGTGACGCCAAAGTGGCGTCATGACTGCTCCGAGCTCCCAAAAGGCCGACGTTCGGCCGATCAGCTTCACGCTTCAGGACACTTCCAAGGGAAGTCAGCCTCTCGCGACGATTCCGCTGTTTATCCGGCCGGAAGAGCTGACGCGCACCGAAAGTTCGCGCACGACGGTGCATCAAACCTTCGGCGGCAACGGCGGATGGGCGGATTCGTTCGGGCCGGGCGTGCCGACGCTCTCCATCTCCGGGCATACCGGCTGGCGGCCGGGCGAGGATGGCAACGACGGGCTCGCGCGCATGAAGATGCTGCACGACGTCATCTTCAGCGCGTGGCACGTCTCGCGCCAGCTCAAGACGCTGCAAGGGCTCGACCCGGATTCGATCCAGCTCATCTTCTCCGATGGCATGGACGATATCGCGTGGGTCGTCGCGCCGACGCAATTCATCCTGAAGCGCGATCGCCGCCGCCCGCTGCTCGCGCAGTACCAGATCGGCATGACGTACCTGTCGCAATACGTCGCCTCGTCCAGCTCGTCATCGGGCTCGACGTTCGGCGCGCTGCAAGCGCTCGGGCTCGATTCGCTCGCCGCGTCGCTGCAAACCGCGATGGATTTTCTGAACGGCATCAACGACGCGATCAAAAGCGCGCTCGGGCCGATCGTCAGCGCCGTGAAGAGCTTCGTGAAGGTGGTGACGACCGTTTGCACGGCCGTGAAAACCGTCGTCATGACGGGGCTGAAAGTGGTCAATTCGCTGACCTACGGGCTCATCACAATCGCGAAGGATCTCACGCGCGCCGCGTCGAGCGTCTTTTCGGTGTTCTCGACCATCGCCTCGATTCCGAACTACGTCAAGACGCAGTTCATGAAGGTGCGCTCGTCGTTCTTCAATATTTTCTGCGTGCTGTCCAACTGCTTCAAGCAGAGCCGCGTGCTGCAGGATTTTTCGGGCGTCTACGGCGCATCCAACTGCTCTTCGACGGCGGGCGGCACGTCGCTCTCGGCCTATCTGAACGTCAACACGTTCGAACAGATTCAGGCGAAGTCGAACGCCGCGCAAGTGCAAACGACGACAGATGCGGCCAATTCGATCACGGCGCTCAAGGGCATCGACGCGGCGACGAATCCGCCGAGCCTCACTGCGATGCAAGCGCATCTGACGAACATCAATAACGGGCTGGTGGTGAACTAATGGCGGGCCAATTCAACCCCTCGGGCTATCGCCAAGTCACGGTCCTGCAAACCGACACGCTCCAGCGCATCGCACTGCGCGAGCTTGGCGACGCGGAACGCTGGCCGGACATTGCGCAATTCAACGATCTGCATCCGCCGTATATCTCGACCGATTCGAGCTATGCCTCGGACGCGCAAGTCGTCGCGCCCGGCGCAACGATTCTGGTCCCTACGGCCGCGAGCCAAGTGAACGCGACGGCATCGACCGACGTGCTCGGCGCCGATCTTCGGCTCGTCAATGGCGAGCTCGTCATCGACGGCGGCGATCTCGCTGTCGTCTCCGGCATGGACAACCTTTCGCAAGCGCTGAAGGTGCGCATCGGCATCGATAAGGAAGAGCTCGTCTTTCATCCGGAATTCGGGAGCTGGATCAGAAAACTCATCGGCACTGGCGCAGGCCCGACGACCGCGCAGCTCGCCGCGCTCTACGTGCGCTCGGCGCTCATTGAGGACGACCGCGTCCAGCAAGTCACCAGCGTGACGACCGTCGTCAACGGCGACAAATTCAACGTGACCGCGAAGGTGCAAATCGTCAGCGGGCAAACCGTTTCCCTTTCGATGGTGGTGTGAATGGCCTTTCAGGTAAAAGACTTCGCGAGTATCAGCGCATCGTGCATCAACTATCTGAAGTCCATTCAGACGGCGATCACTGACTTCCGTATCGGCGCGATCGCGCGAACGATCATGGAAGCGGTTGCGATGGAGCTCGAAGAGCTCTATCAGCAAATGTTTGTCGGCTTGCGCGAGGCGATTCCGACCGCGATCTATACGTCGTTCGATTTTCCGAAGCTCGCCGCAGTCGCCGCGAGCGGCAACGTGCGCGTCACGATCACGGCGCAGGCCGCCGACGTCAAAATCCCGTCCGGCACGATCTTCACGCCGGTCGGCGCGGCGCTCACCTTCGCCTCTCGCGCGGACGTGACGGTCGCCGCAGGCGCGACGTATGCCGACGTCTACGTGACGTGCGCGACGGCGGGCACGAGCGGCAATCTCCCGGCGGCGACGTCCTTCTCGTTGCAGCCGCAGCCAAGCGGCTATGTGTCGGCGGCCAATACCGGCGCTTTCACGACCGGGACGGACGACGAAACCGACGCGCAGCAAAAGGCGCGCTTCGTCTCGTACATCAATTCGCTTCAGCGCGGCACGGTCGCGGCAGTGAAGTACGGCTTGTCGATCGCCAATGTGACCGATGCGAACGGCATCATCATCGAGCAAGTGGTCGCGTCGAACGTGGTCGAGCCGTGGATCACGGACAACACGCAGCCGGTCGGCTACGTGCAGGCGTACATCCACAATGGCGTGAATGGCGCCTCGGCCGATCTGCTCGCGCAGGCGAAGCAAGTCGTCTATGGCTACTACAAGACGGATGGCACGGCAGTGCCCGGCTACAAGGCCGCTGGCGCGCGCGTCGATATCACGGCCGCAACGGTGATTAGCGTCAATGTCACAGGGACGATCTTCGTCGCAAGCGGCTATGTCGCCGCAGACGTGAAAACGTCCGTCCAGAACGCCATTTCGAACTATCTCACCGAGCTCAATGTCGGCGTGCCCGCGCAATACGCGACGCTCGTGCAGCTCGCTATGGATACGCCGGGCGTCTCCGATTTCGCGCTTGCATCGCCCACGTCGAACACGAGCCTTTCGGTAAGCCAAAAGGTCATGCCGGGCACGCTCAACCTGACGACGCAATAACATGAAGCTCACGCAAAAACTGCTCGGCTCGATCTATCGCGCGTTCAACAAGGACGCGAACGCGTATCTCGCGCTGCGCATCAACTACAGCGGCGGCCCGCTCGTCTGGACCGTCGCGGACGGCATTCTGACAGGCACGAGCGGCTCGACGCAGCTCTTCTCGCTCGATCTGTCTCAGTACACGCTCGCGACGCTCGCGGCGGCACTGGCGGCCGTTCCGGGCGTCAGTGTGCCATTTCTCACGAGTAACAACACGTCGCTTTCCGCGCGCGTGCTGATCGATGCGAGCGGCGACCAGTCGGCGAGCAATGGCGATCACTTGATGGCCTATTCCTCGACGCTGTGGGCGCTACTGGAGCCCTTCGCGAGCGAGCTCGTCGCGGCGGCGCTGCAAATCAAGCAGGCTCTTTTGCAAATGAGCCTGAAAACCGCAAGCAACGAATGGGTTGACGAGTGGGGCGGCTACTTCAACGTGCCACGCGAGAGTGGCGAGCAAGACGCTTCCTACGCGGCGCGAATCGTCATGGAAGTGCTGCGCCCGCGCGGCAACAATGTCGCGATCGAAGCGGCGCTCTTCGAGCTGCTCGGGCAGAAAGTGACCGTGACGGATCTGTACTTGGCGACGAATTCCATGTCGCCGCAGGTGCTCGGTCTGTTCGACGTGCAGGCGGGCTATGACTTGCTCGGCTCGGACGATCTCAACGCCTATACGGAGATGGTCAAGGCCCGCATCGAGACGCTGCGCGACGCGGGCATGCACCTGAATTCGTTCGCGATCATCGGGAGCACGCTCACCGATTCGCCGGGCTACACGCCAAACGACGACGGGCTGAGCGTGAAGATGAACGTCGGCACGCAGTTGGCGGACCCGGTTGCAGCGGATCCGACCGATAGCGGCTCGATTCATTGGGTGCAGGCGACTACCTATAACGGCGTGCGCAACTTCGACGGCATCATCAATTACAGCTCGGGCAGCGCGTTCGATGAAACGCTGAGCGGCTGATCCACGCGCTCAGTCGTGACGCGAAAGTGACTCCAACACTCTTTGGAGTCACCTAATGCAACTTCGCGACGAAGTACGGGATGCGCCGACCGGGCATCTCATCTGCCGCGCTTACAGAAACGGTCGGCTTATCGACTTGCTCGATGACCCGAATCTCGTCGTCACGGCGTCCAAGCAGATTCAGGCCAATGCGCTCGGCAATACGTCCGGCTGGACGATCACGCAAATGGGCTATGGCACGAACGGCGCGACGCCTGTGCTGACCGATACGGCGCTCACCGGGCAATACGCGAAGGCGTTCGATTCCGTCACCTTCCCGGCGACGAATCAGGTGCAGTTCAACTTTTCGCTCGGCACGACCGAAGCGAATGGCATGTCCATTCAGGAATTCGGACTTCTCACGACCAACGGCAAGCTCTTCGCGCGCAAGGTGCGACTCGCGGCTCTGGTGAAGCAGTCGGATATCACGATTTCCGGCTCGTGGATCATCACTTTCTGAGGCGCGTAGATGGCAAACATTGTTGAAACGGTCAACTACGATTCGGGCGTCTATCTCATCGCGACGACGGACGCCGTCGTCGGCGGAACGGCGGGCATTGCGAACAAGGCCGCGACGAATCTCGCGAACCGCACGGCGTATCTGAAGGCCCAGGTCGATACGATCAACGCGCTCACGCCGACGCTCGCGCCGCTGCTGTCGCCCACGCTGACCGGCACGCCAAAAACGGCCGCGCCGAGCGTCGGCGACAACACGGTCCAGATCGCGACGACCGCGTTCGTCCAGATCACGTCGAAGGGCCGCATCGCGATCAACGTCGCGGGCAGCGCGAACGTCACGCTCTCGGCCGTGCAGGCGGGCTATGCGTTCATCGAATTCACTGGCGCGCTGACGGGCAATATCACGATCACGGTGCCCGGCTCGGCTTCGAAGTGGGCGATGAAGAATTCGACGTCCGGCTCGTACACGATCACGCTCAAGAGCGCGACGGCGGGCGGCACGACGATGGATCTTCCGCAGACGGGCTTGCAAGACGTTCTGACGGACGGCACGAACGTCTACGGGCTCGGCTATCTGCCGCTGACCGGCGGCATGGTTTCGCCGAGCGGCTCGACCAACACCGCAAGCGGGTGGGCGGCGCTGAACACGCCGACGCTGCGCGTGGCCGATGCCTATTCGGGCACTGGCGGCGGTCTGTCGATCGAGTCGTATCAGCCGACGATTCAGCTCATCGACCAGACGGCGAACGCGAAGAACATGCGTTTGCTGATGGATAACGGCGTTCTCAAGATCGCCAATGATCCGGGCGATAACAGCGGCGTGTGGAATACCTCGGGCTTCGCGCTCAACGCTGACGGCTACATGACCGTAGGCGGCGGGGTTACGTCGCCGTCGAACAACGTCGTGTACTACGCGAACGGCGTGAGCCTCAGCACGTCTACGACGGCGTATGGCTTCTTCCACGCGCAAGAGTTCAACGAGACAACGACCGGCGGCGGCTACGCGTTCACTGCGGCCCCGAAGGTGAAGGCTTCGGCTTTCACAATGGGGAACCTGATCGGCTTCTACGCCAACGTGCCGACGATCGGCGCGGGCGCGACCGTCACGAGCTATACGGGCTTCTACGTTCAAGACTTCAGCGGCGCCGGAAGCAACTACGGCTTGCGCATGCGCATGAGCTCGGGCACTGGCAAGTGGAATATCTACGCGGACGGAACCGCGTCGAACTATCTCGGCGGCACGCTTCTGATCGGCACGACGACCGATAACGGCACGGACAAGCTGCAGGTCGTGGGAACCGTCAAGTCGAGCGGCAGTATAACGACCGGCGGCGCATTTAACGTTGATGGCGCGGCAGGGGTGGGCCGGTCGGTTTATTTCAAGACGTCGGGGTCGAACCGATGGGAGCTGACGGCAAGTTCGTCGGCTGAATCGGGCAGCAATGCCGGGTCTAATCTCGTTCTGAATCGATATAGCGACGCTGGAACGTGGATCGACTCGCCTCTTTCGATCACGCGCTCAACTGGTATAGCTTCGTTTGGAGTGTCGCCGACTGCGCCGACGCCCACGGCTGGCGACTCCAGCACGACGCTCGCGACGACCGCGTTCGTCGTCAACACGAAAAACGGCGCTTCGACGGTGAGCGTCGCGGGCAGCACGAACCGCACGCTCACGGCCGCACAAGCGGGCGTCGGCATCATCATTCTGACGGGCGCGCTGACGGGCTCCATCACGGTGTTTGTGCCCGCCGGAACCGGGCAGTACATTTTCTCGAACCGCACGACGGGCTCGTACACGCTGAACCTCGGCGTCTCGGGCGCGGGCGGCACGACGGCGATCGTCCCGCAAGGGCAGTCTGTTGTCGCGTACAGCGACGGCACCAACATCGTGCTCGCGGGCGCGGCGGCGAGCAGCTCCTTCACGCGCTATTCGTTCACGGCGACGGCCGGGCAGTCGTCTTTCCCCGCGATCTATACCGTGGGCAACGTGCTCGCGATGGTCAATGGCGCGGTGCAAGCCGCCGCCGACATTACGGCAACGGACAGCGCGACGGTGCAGCTCACCGGCTACAACGGCGGGGCGGGCTGCCTCGGCGGCGAGGACGTGACGATCATCGCGTTCACTTCCTTCACGGTGGCGAACGCGATGACGCCTGCGGGCGGCACGTTTAGCGGCCCGATCATGCTTGCGGGTAGCGATACGGGCGTGACGCCTGCGCAGTTCGACAACAGCACGAAGCTGGCGACGACCGGGTTTGTGCAACGGGCACTGGGCTCCTATCCGAACACGGTCGTGGTCGCATCGACGCAGTCGTATAGCGCCGCGTCCGTCGGACGGGCCGTTTCGATCAACACGGCATCGGCCAACACGCAGACGCTTCCGCAAGCAAGTACATGCGCGGCCGGTGCCGCGATTACGTTCAGCAACAGTGGCACTGGCGTCGCAACGATCGCGCCGTTCGCGGGTAATTCCCTGTATATCGCCGGCCGCGCCGGGAGTGCCAACGTTGCGCTCGCGGTGGGGGATTGGGCGGTTTTTGTTTGCGATGGATCGTCAAGTTGGACTGCGATTTATGGGTCTGCGCAAACTCAGTTCACGGCTGGATTCGGCGCGTCCCTCGCCGCGTCCGGTTATCAAAAGCTCCCCTCGGGTCTGATTATCCAGTGGGGAACGGCAGTTACGAGCGGGTCGGGAACGGTGACGGCAACGCTACCAATAGCATTCCCAAATGCGAACTTGCGAACGGTTGGTATGTACCAGTCCGGATCGCTATCGGTGGTTATCGTGAACGTCGGAACGACCGGAACGACGTACTCGAATTTTTGGGCCTGCAATGGCTCGGGGGCCGCTGTTTCAGGCGTGACGATCAGCTACATCGCTATCGGGTACTAGCGATGACGAATTAAATCATGGGCCAAAAACAAGCCGCATACGAGCGCGCGCATGAGATAGCCGCGCCTGTATTACTCGCGTTTCAATATTTCGGAGTCTGATTAATGGGCGCTCTTTCGGCCACTCTGGCAAAGCTAGGCTCGCTTTTTTCGATCGATGGATCGAATCAAATTCTGCTTCCGGCTACGCCGCCGCAGTTTGATAACTCGCTGCTCGCAGCATCGACCGCGTTTGTAAAACGCGTGGGGCTTCAGGCTTCAGGGGTAACGGTCGTAACCGCGAGCGGTGCCATTGCGGCCGCTCAGGCGGGCGGATTGGTTATCTGTAACAGCGCGTCGGCAATAACGCTTACGCTGAATGCTGCGTCTGGATTCCCCGATGGATCTCGTATCGAGTTTCTGAACGTGGCAAATGGCGCGGTGACGATCGCCAAGCAGGCCGGAGACATTCTCGCGCCGAGCGGCAGCAACCCGAGCACGTTCACGCTGAACAACGGCGATACGTTGGTTTTGGAATCGCGGGGTTCCGCGAACATCTGGTATGCGGTGGGCGGTTCCACGCGGCTTGCGTATGCGGGTAACTTCGGCGCGTCCCTCGCCGCTACCGGTTATCAAAAGCTGCCGAGCGGGCTGATTGTTCAGTGGGGGTTTTTTGCTGGCTCCAACGCTGGCGATACCGCGATCACTTTCCCTATCGCATTCCCGACAAATTTTCTTTGTGCAACGGTGAGCGGCTTATGCAGCGGGACGGGCGCTTGGGGTGGATACAACAGCGCAACAAAGACCGGCATGAACGGTAACTGGTGGGCCGCCGCCAGTACTCGTCAGTCGGGGACTGCAACCTATATCGCATTCGGATATTAAATCATGGGTCAAAAACAAGCAGCATACGACGCAACCGGCGCAATCATTGCCTTCTACGACACTGTCGATAGCCCCGCGCCGCAAGGCGCGACGGTCATCAATATCACTGACGACGAATGGCTTTTCTGCATCAATAATCAAGGCGCGAAAGTCGTCAAGAACGGCGCGCTCGCCGATGCGCCGCCGCCGGATGCGTCCGTCTTGCTCGCGGCCGCTAAAACGTCCGTGAAGGCGGCTATCCGCGACCATCGCGACGAGCTGCTGCTGCTCACGCCCTTCGAAGGCAAGCAGATTCAGACGGACCTTGCGAGCAAGATCCAGATCATGAACGTGGTCGATGCAGGCTCGTTGCCTGCCTACGCGACGTACTGGCGCACGGCTGACAACACGTACCTGCCGATGACGTTCGATCTGTTCGTTCAGCTCAAGACGGCGATCATGGCGCGCGAAGGCGCGGCGTTCGGCGCCTCGGCGCAGCATCAGGACGCCGTCGATGCGATCAAGACGACGGCCGCCGACGTCTACGCCTACGATTGGACGGCGAGCTGGCCCGCATGAAAGTCGCGTTTTTCAAGGGGCGTCATCCGGGCATGAAGGGCTGGCTCGGCGTCGCGACGAAGTGGTGGACGGTCGGCCCGTATTCACACTGCGAGCTCGTCATTGACGAGACGCCGGACGGAAAGGCGATCTGCTGGTCGTCGGCGTATCTGGATCATGGCGTGCGCAAGACGACGCTCGTGCTTGATGCGGCCGATTGGGACGTCATCGACGTGCCGACGACGGCCGCTCAAGAAGCGGCGGCGGTCGCATGGTTCGAAGCGCATGCCGGGCAGCCGTATGACGTGCTCGGGCTGCTGCAATTCGTTTGGCGCCGCGAAGAGGGGGATAAGCGCAAGTGGTTCTGCTCGGAAAGCGTCGCCGAAGCCTTGGGCTTTCGCGAATCGTGGCGCTATGACCCGAACACCTTCGCCGCCGTGCTCGCGCATTGGGGGCAGTGGGGCGAGCTTACAGTCGCCTGATTCGTGACGCTATCGTGGGGGCATCTAACCGATGCCCCATTTCCATTTATGCCCGATAACCTCAAATCGACTGACGCGGCTGTGATTCAAGTGCAGATGCAGCAGATTCACGTCTGGATGGAAGAGATGCGGCCGGTCATCATGACGATTCCCGCGCTGACGGAGCGCTATAACGGCTTTGAGCATCGACTCGGCGAGCTCGAAAACCGCTATGCGCAATCACTCGAGAAGGTGACGCAATCAATGGGCCGAGTGCATGAGCGCATTGATGAAGTGCGCGACGAATTCCGCCGCACGCGCGATGAAAGCCGCGCCGAAATGGCCGCGATGATCCAGAAGGAATTGACTGAGCTGCGCAAGTCCATGAGCGAAATGGCGACCGAATCCGAGCGCACGAAAGAAAAGGTCGATGGGTGGGTCAATCGCGGCAAGGGCGCATGGTGGGCGATCGGCGCGATCGCGGTCGTATTCGGCGGGGTCTTTACCTACGTGATGAGCGATATCACGGCCGCGCACGACTGGCGCATTCGCGTGACTGAGCAGCTTCGCAGCAAGGGCATGGGCGACTTGAATTTGCCTGTTCGATAATCCTCGACAATGCAAAACGCCCGTCAAGCAGGCGTCCACTGTCCGTGGACCGTGGACGATGTGCTCAACGGCGATGCTTCTCCTTCTTAAGTCGCTGAGCGCGTGAGAGGGTTTCGTTCTCGCGTAGCTGCTTCATCTGATTGAGGATGTACAGTAGCCGGTACTCGTCTTGCAGAATCTCGTAGCCGCGCAGCTTCTTAGGATCACTTGACATAATATAGATTACCGAACTTTTTCTTCTAGCTTGGTGAGGCGCTCGCCGTGCTTGTCGAACGTGTCCCATTGCGCGACGACCGACTCGCCGGTAACTTGCATCTGCTTCTCAAGCGCCGTCATGCGCGCTTTGATCTGCCGCATATCTTCGTGCAGATTGTCGAGCCGCGCCAACACCTGATCCAGCTTCACTAGCACGAGATTCTTCGGTTCTTGTGGGTCGCTCATGACGCATCTCCTTTAGGCTGCGGCTTGCACTTCCTTGACCGGCGCACGGCGCACGAGAACCAAGTCGCCGTCGATCTTCACGTATTCGAGAAAGCCCGACGCCTTCAATCCTTCGAGCGTCTTAGCGAGCGCCTTCTTGAAGCTCCTGAGCTCCTTTGTCCGGCTGCCGCACAGCTTGTGCAACGTCTCCACGCGATAGGCGAACGGCTTTCGGTGGGTGAAATAGAAGCTGTGCAGCCACTTCGCGAGCGGGCCGAGCTCAAGCCGATCGGCCCAATCGATGAGCGTGTATTGCTCTTCGCCGAAGAGCGCGATGACGCTTGGATCAATCCAGAGCGAAAAACGCGTGCGCGCGTGCGCGCCGATCGTCAGCATCGACGGCAACAAGCCGCCCTTGAAGTGGAACGGCTCGCCGCCGATGGTGCCGACGATATCGAGCTTGCCGTCTGCCATGCGGTCAATATGTTCGCGCAGCCGCTTGTATTCGCGGCCGCCCGTATCCCATCCGAGCGCTTGAAGAATCGCGTAGCCGCTCACGTTCAGCTTCTCGCCCGGCTGCAGGCTGCGCGTCATGTGGACGAGCTGCAAGAAAACGTCTTGATCGTCCTGTCTGAGCTCCGGCCCGCTGTACTTCATCGTGAAGCCTTCGACAGAAAAAATCGTGTCCTTGTTGAATTCCCTGCGCTCTTCCTTATGTCCGGCGGCAGTGAAAAGCGCGCAGCGCGCGAGCATGTTCGGGAGCCCGCGCACGCGCTCGGGCCACAGCGAAAGCTGCGTCGGAACGGGCCGAGACTTGCGCTTCTCGGCGGCTTGCTCGCGCTCCTGCGCGCGCTGGTCGAGCAACTGAAGTGCGTTCGGCTTCGTCATTGGGCGGTGCTCTCCAAATCGATGACGCCGAGACTATCACGTACCGCCTCGGCTGCGATGTGCATAACTATCGGGTTTTGAGAAACATTTGCTATCGGGTTTTGAGTCCCGGCTATCGGGTTTTGAGTCACGAAGTATCGGGTTCTGAATCCCGAAGTATCGGGTTTTGAGTCACGCGCCCCTCCCTCTTCCGCCTTGTCTGGTAAGGCTTCGTCGCCCGTCCCTTTTTATGCTAATGCCTTTCTAATGCTTTTTAATCAAAGGCGGTAGGCGGGACTCAAAACCCGAATCAGCCGAGGCGAACGGTTCGTCAAACCCCAAATATCAGCGGGACTCAAAACCCGAAAAGCAGCTTGCAAGGGGGTGGTCATCGAGCCTTCGGCGGCTCAATTCCGCGCTCCTTGAGCATCCGATGAATCTCCTTCATCGCGCCGCGCATCGCGATCGAGTGCATCGAGTCGCCGAGCGCCGTCTCGCCGAGAAACCAGAGCATCGAGTACTCAACTTCGTTGAAGCGCAGATTGAACACCTTCGGGACGCGCGCGCTCGCGTTCTCCCAAGGGTAAGGTTCGGCGCCCTTCCCTTTCGTCTGCTTTGGCGCTTTTTCGGGCGCTGGCGGGGCTGGCGGCGGCTTCGCAGTGTCGAGCGTCGTCGGCGCGGGCGTCGGCGGTTCCTGGGGCTCAACAGCGGGCTCGGCGGTGCCGCGCCGGATGATCGAGTTATTCGCCTGCAGCTCGGCAAGCACGTCGCGGCCCTTCGGTTTCATGATCGAAGCGTTCATCGTCCAAAAATCTCCAGATACAGGTCTTTGATTTCGTGCGCTGCGGCGGCGTCGAAGCCTTGGCGCTTCGTCGGGATTTCATGCGCGGCCCAACCGCCCGCCATCGCGTATTTGAACGCGACTCGCCCGCCGATCTGCGTCTTGTACAGACCGAAAACGTCCTCGTAGTCCTCCATGCCTTTGACGACGTCGCGCGTGAGCCTCGGCGACTCGTTGGCTTCGTTCAACACGATCGAGACGTCGAGTTTTTTGTCGAAGCTGCGCACGAGCTTTGCGAAGTCGGGCACGGTGTTGAAGTCAGCAGGCGACGGGATAATCGGCGCGACGATCTTGTCCGCGACGGTCATCGCCGCGCGCAGAAGCTCGCCGTCTTGGCCGCCCACTTCAACGAAAATATCGTCGTACTCGGGCATCATCTGATTGAGGCGAAGCCCGAAATATTCGATATCCGCCTCGACGTCGGGCAGCTCTCTTTCCGGCAAAACGGCGACGTCAATCTGCGCGAGCTCGGGCTTCGTCTTACGCTCCACGCACCACTTGCCTGTCGTCACTTGCCGCCAATCCAGATCGAAAATCGCCGTGCGATATTTCAGCGACGCTCGCACGGCCGCGACGTTCTGGCAGAGCGTAGACTTGCCGGTACCGCCCTTCCCTACTCCGAATAGAACGATATTTGCCATATGGCATCTCCCGTATGAATGGCGGGAGTATATATCTATCAGGTAGATAGTATGTGTCTGTTCACACAATGCGTGAGATATGGGTCATATCATGGTGCCAATATCGACACTATCGTCGGCCAAATATGGCCGATATGACTGGTTGGTATGATATGAATGAGCGGCGTGCGATGATATGACTGAAATGATATGGGCCGCATGATGCGGCCCATTGTGGCAATACTTGGAGTATCAGCGCGACGATATGGGAAGCATCATGCCGGTGATACGGCCGGGCTCATATCTTCGGTATCGTCGGAGAGATCGAGCTCGGCGAGATTCACGAGCGTGAGCACGCCGAGCTGCCGGAAGCAAGCGCCGGTATCGATGTAGAACACGTTGCCGAGCCGCACGGGCTCGGTCTGCGGCGTATGCCCGACGAACACCGCGACGACGCCGAGAACCGGGCGCTGGTCGTCGTTGTCGATGCGGTCGCGACTCCACACCATCATCTGCTTGAACGTCTCGCCGTTCTCGCTCGCAAGCGCGGGCTCGATATCGCTCCAGCGCACAAACGGGCACTCTGCATGCACGATGCCGACGAGCCCCTTGTCCGTCTCGACTTCGATTGCATACGGCAGCTTGTCGAACGCATCGACATAGGGGAATTGCTCGTTCTTGTCCTTCGCGACGAACCATGCCCCGCCGTTCGCGAGATAGACGTCCGTGCGCATCTCGCCGGTCGCGAACAGGATCGCCATTTCCTCGTGATTGCCGCGCACGGCATGAAACCACGGCTTCGCGAGCCATTCGAGCGCGAGCTCGGACGCGGGGCCGCGATCGACCAAGTCGCCGACGCTGAAGAGCCGGTCGATCGTGCCATCGAAGCCGATCTGATTCAGGCAATCTTCGAGCGCCTCGAAACATCCGTGGATATCGCCGACGACAAAATCGCGACCGAGAGTGTTGCGCTCGAAGCGCTTTACGTGTTTCGTCATTGAGAGGGGGTAGGGTAGGGGAAAGAGCCCGGCGCGACGGCCGCGCGTCGCACGGTGTTCACGCCGGATGGATCACGCCTCACGGCCGAGCCGCAGCGCGGGCACTGGTAGACGGAAGCGGTCGGCGTTTCGAAAACCGTTGTATGCCTGTCCGGGCGCCGATGCCCGAACAGACGGCATTTCGCCTGACTCATTCGGCCGATCCGCCGATCATCAAGACTTCCGGCGCGCGCAGGACGAGCGCCTTGCCGTCGAGCTCGATCTTGATGCCGCCGGGCAGCGTCAGGCCGGTGAGCTCTGCGATGATCGCGAGCATCTCGCCGAACGTCCCTTCGCGAAGGCAAAGCGATTCCGCGAATGCTTCGCCGGTATCTTCGTTGCCGGACACTTTCAGGTGATAGGCGCTCGCCTGCTCATTGGTCGAGATTTCGAGCTTCGTGCCGTTCTTCAGGCGCTTCGTCGCGGTGACGGTGAAGTGCGTGAGCTCGCGGCCGTCCATCGCAGTAAGGGGCGCGGGCGCGGCGGCGTATGCCTTCAGGAAGTAGTCGGAGATGATCGGCGCGACGCGGTGGCCGATTTCGGCACCGAATTCTTCGCGGTTCGCGAGAACGTGCTCGATTGCCGGGCGAATATCTTCGAGCACCCTGTCGAGATCGTTCGACAGCCTGCGGCGGTGTTCGGCCGCGCGCTCCAGATTGCGCTGAGCGCCTGCGTAATGAAAGCCCTTCAGCCAGAAGTCAGAAAGCCAGTGCATAGACGAGTCGGGCGCCGACTTGCTCAACGCGCCATCGCTCATCGCTTGCGTAATCATGGCGGCCGCTTTCTGGCGCTCATCGAGCCTGACCGCCTTTTCGCTATTGCGGGCTTGGATCAGGTCGCGCTGCGTGGCCGCGAGCTGCTCTTCGAGCTCGGAGATGCGGGCGTGCTGCGCGCGCAGCTCGTCAATGGCCGTCAGGTGCTCGCTGTACGTGAGACTCATGATTTTCCTCGTCTGTGCGCTGTGCGCTATTGATTTGACGAGGGAAATTCTAGGCGCATCAGGTAAAAAACTCAACCTGCGAGATAAAGTTTTTGCGTTGTTTCTTTACCTCAAAATGTGCGCTATGCCTCAGTCGATCGGCATGTTTTTGCACGCCGCGCAGCGTGGATCGGTGGCCGCGCGGTCGTATCGGCAGTCGAGACTCATGACGTGCGGGACTTCGACATATTTCGCGCCCTTGAACCAGACGCCGAATCCGTCTTGGCACGGCTCACCGTAGCCGTCTTGCGCGAGATAGGTCTTGGGCTCGCGCGGCTTGTTGTGGCAGCCGTAGACGGCGATCGCCGACTTAGAGGATGGGTACTTGGTCAACGTAGTGGTATCGGTCAAGCCAATCTCGCTCGGTGGTTCCGTTGGTGTAATAGATCATGACGCCGCCTTTCCCCTGTGCGTCGGCCTTCCAGCAGCCGCGCCGCGCGCGCGTGCCGTTCACATATTCGACTGCGACGCGCCGATCCGCGTATTGCGGCGGTTGACAGGGTATGAGCGTCAGATAAACCCCTGTGCCGCCCGTTTCCAAGCCGCTCATGCGGCTGAAATACCCGATGTAGTGGCCGTTTGCGTCCTGTCGAATGGCAATCTTCTCGGCGGGCGCAGCGAGCGGTACAGCAAGCAAAAGGGCGATCAGGAGCTTTTTCATTTTTTGTCAGTGTGTGAGCTGCCGCGCGTCGAGCTCCACTTTGATCTGCGTCGATCGAAGGAAGCCTGACATTTGCGCGGGTGTGAGCGGCAGCGTGAATTCCCGCATCCAGCGCAGCGATTCTAGCGCAGCGTCCGTGTCGCGCTTCTCCAGCGGCATGCCGTAGTGCAGCTTCTTGATGAGCTGCTGCACGCCGTCGATCTGCGGCTCGACGCCAAGGCTGCGCCCGGCGATTTCGAATGTCGTACACATATCGCGCAGCGTCGGCGCGATGGGAAACCATATGCCTTCTTTCTCGTGAAAGAAAACCGGGTCGCCTTGATGCGTATGCACTTCGCCCGTTTCCTCGATGCCCCTGACGATCGCTTCAACCGGGCCGAACACCTGATCCATCGCGAACGCGTTGAACGGGTGCGAAAACGGCAGGGTGTTGCGCTTCTGGTCGTGCGCCATCTGGCGCTGTGCTTTCGCCATGACGTACTTGTGGATCGCGGCGCCGGGGGTACGCTTACCGGGTTTGCTGCTGCTGCGTTTCTTGCTGGCGGGCATTTCTGACTCTGGTGCGGTGTAGACCGGCGCGGCCGGTCCTGACTATCAGTGTTTTGTGGCTGCGCGCTCTTCCTCGCGCATCTCTTTCCATCGCTCAAGCGTGTCGATCGCTTCCTGCACGTCCTTCTCGATGCTCTTGTGGCGTCGGCCGCCCGCGAGCGCGATTTTCTTGAAGGCGTGCTGCAGGCATGGGTCGATGATTTCGAAAATCAGGATCATGCGGTAGATATCGACTTCATCGAACGGGCACGCCTTGAAGTAGTGGCTATGCTTGCGTTCCTTCTTCACCTTGAAGCCGGTAATCGGCCCGGCGGCCGCGACTTCCGGCGTAGTCATCACTGTGACCGGCCCGGCGATCGCGACGTCATTCACCGTGACGCCGCCAATGAAGTTGCTTGTCATTCTGCTTTCCCATGTACGACGACGAAGCCGCAGTTTTTCAGCAGCACGATCGCCTTTTCAATCTCTTCGGTGGTGCTACCGGCAAACTTCGCCGCGCGCGTGCGGCGACGCTCTTTCAGTAGCGTTTGAACTTGCGCCCGCGATGCGTCTACTCGGGCCTTCATTTCGTCAAACTCTGCCGCTTCAAGAAGCGGCTTGCCTTCGCGAGCTCCGCGCAGCGCATCATTGAATTGCGCGACGAGCGGGTCTTGCACGTCATATGCGGCTCTTAGCTCGCGCTCGATTACGTCCAGCGATCGCATTTTGCTTCCTCAAAACTTCAATCGTCCAAGCTCTACGAGCCGAATATGGGTGTCTGCGATCCACTGGTGCGTGAGCGCCTCGGCTTCTTCGCTGGCGACGCCGCCTTGGTCGAAGTGCGTATGGCACGGTCTGCAAAGCGGGAAAGTCGCCGCGTCGCTCGCCTTGATGCTGCGGCCCTTACCGTGGATCAGCAGGTTCGAATGTGCCGCCTCTGAGGGCTTCGCGCCGCACTGCGCACACGGCAGGCTGCGTACGAGCGCGAGATACGCCTCAGAGCGGTACACGGCGCTTACTTGACGGCTGCGAGCGCGGCCTTAGCCGGACGGCCGGGGCGCTTCTGAACGGCCGGGGCGAGCGGGGCTGCTTTCTTCGCGGCCGGTGCCTTATTGGCGGCTGCTGCCTGCTTTTCCTGCTCGGCGAGCTGAGCTTGCACTTGCGGCGGGAGCTGAACCGGCACGAGCTCAACGAACAAGCCCTTGGGCGTGTTTTCGAGCTTGAAGTCGAAGCCGTCGAGCTTCGCGCCTTGCTTGACCAGATCTTCGGTGACGTGCTTCTTCGCGATCTGCGCGACGTTATCTTCGATCTTGTTGAACTGATCGATCGCTTCGCCGAACGAGCGCGCGCCGTTCACGAGAATGCCCTTGTACTGCTGCGCGGCGGTCATGAAACCGGCGGCGTATGCCGCTTGTGCCGAAACGATCGTGAAACGCTTTGCTGCCTTTGTTGCTCGTGCCATCTTTGGGCTCCGTCAGGGTAGGTAAAAAATCTATTCGTACTACGAATCAGAAGGGAATGTCGTCGTCCATCTGATCGAAGCTGCCGCCGCTCGGGGCGCGCTGCTGATTGCGCGGCTGGCCGCCGCCTTGGCCTTGCTGTTGGCGCGGCGAGCGTTCGTAGCCATCGCTGTCGCCGCCTTCGCGCTTGCCGCCGAGCATTTGCATTTGATCCGCGACGATTTCGGTCGAGTAGCGGTCTTGTCCGCTCTGGTCTTGCCACTTGCGCGTACGGATGCGGCCTTCGATGTAGATCGATGCGCCTTTCTTCAGATACTCGTTGACGATCTCAGCGAGGCGGCCGAAAAACGAGACGCGGTGCCATTCGGTGAGTTCTTTCATCTCGCCGGTAGCCTTGTCCTTGTATTTGTCGGTCGTCGCGAGGCGAACGTTTGCGACGGCGTCGCCGCTCGGCAGATAGCGCGTTTCCGGGTCGGCTCCCAAGTTGCCGACGAGTATCACTTTGTTGACTGATGCCATGATGTTTCTCGAGGAAGTGCGGCCCGCGAACGGGCCGCGTGTTGATTAGCTGCGACGCACGGCCAAGCCGACTTTTTCCACTGCCTTGACGCCGGGGATCTGCATCGCGCCCTTCAGCGACTTCGCCTGAGCGTTGAGCGCGGTCGTGTTCGCCGCCAGCAGGCCGATGAATTGCGGATTGGCCGCGACGTACTTCACGAGCTCGTGCAGGTTCTCGACTTCGGCGCTCCACGTCGAGCGCGAGCTCGTGCCGGTGCCCTTCGTGGTGACGCTCGATTGCACGACGGGGGCGACCATGACTTCGGCCGCGACGGCGAGCGCGGAAGCCGTTTCGACGTCGCCGGTCTGCTCTGCGGCCTTCGCCTGCTCTTCGAGCTTGCGGCGCTCGGCGGCGGCGGCTTCGTTCGCCTTGCGCTGCTCGGCCGCGACGCGGGCGGCTTCTTCGCGCTGGAACGTGAGAATCTTCGGCTCCAGAATGGCGCGCGCTTGCGTCAGCCCGGCGGTGTAGGGGCGGAACAGGTCATTGATGATCTTGACTTCATCGTTGAGCGGCTTCACGAACGTCGTGCGCAGCGCATCCATGTCCTTGACGGCGGTCGCGATCGCGCGCAGATCGTCGTTCGCAAGCGCGAGCACTTCGACGCAATCGATCGTGTAGCTCTCGGCCGTCGCGACGGCCGAATCGACTTGCGCCTGAAGCGCTTGCTCGTCCGGCAGATTGACGGTAATCGTCTTGCCGTTAAACGGCTCGACTGCGTTGACTGCCTTCACTTCGGTTTCATTGATGTTCGTCATTTTTTTTGTCCAGTCCGTTTCGTTGGTTCCATGCGTACACGGTTTTAAGCGAGAGGAAAGTCGGCCAATCGGTCGGCTCCCTGTATTCCTTCAATCGATACTTCCCGTCCGGTCGAAGCTGCAATGCGAAGCGCTTCTGAGGCATCGGGTGTTCGAAGGTGTCGCCTTCGGCTTCGAGCGCGCCCTTGTAGGCTGCCGTCTGCACGCCCGTTGCCGGGCTCAACTGCGCGACGCACTTCAGATCCAGCAGGGCGGGCTCGTCGTACATGAGGCCCGTCCGGTCGAGCGTTCCGGCATACAGGTGCGTCGGATGCAGCACGCGGCGCTCGATCGCATGCGGCACGAACCGCGTATCGACCTTGAACTGCGCGTAAGACTCGACGTAGGGCAGCATCTCGGGGGCGACTGAGCTCCAATCCAGATCGTCTTGATCGAGCAACTCGCACGCAAAGTGAACCGCGCTGCCGAGCGCCGCTTTACGAGCCAGCACTTCGGCCTTGATGAAGGAAAAGTCCACCAAGGGCGCAAGAATCGACGTGACGCCGGGCACTTTGCGATCGCCGAGCCAATATGTGTGAGTCTCGGCATCGAATCGCAGCGCGATCATTGCTTGTTCGCCTTCGCCCAAGCGATGATCTTGTTCGCGGTCGCCGTGCTCATGCCGTCGTAGCTCTTCAGACCGTTTGCGGCGAGTGCGGCGTCGTCGGTCAAACCGGCGGCCGCGACTTTGCTTTGCGCGACTTTGATGAGTCCGGCCGAGGCGGGCGGGCTGCTCGTGTCTTGCGGCTCACTCATGTCGTCGTCCTCGCCGGGCTCGCGCGAGCGCTGCGCGGGCTGCGCCTGCTGTTGCGCCGCCGGTTCTGCGGGCTCGCTCGGCTGAATGATTTCGCCGGTTTCGCCGTCGATCACTTCGGACGCGGTGCCGCTCGGCTTTTGCGTGGCTTGCTGCTGCGTGGCTTGCTTCTCGCCGTCCGACTTGCGCTTGATGCCGTGCTGCGGCTGTGCTTGCTGCGCACCGCCGACTTCATCGGCCGCGCCCATGTCGTGTTCGGCGTGGCGGCCTTCCATCTCTTCGGCCGTGGGTGCCGAGCCGACGCTTTCGGGGAATGCCTTGCGAAGCGCCTGCGCTTCTGCGCACTTGGCAAGCTGGCCGTAGGGGCGCTTCTTCCACATTGCGTTCGGCTGGAGCGTGTCGCGCTTGGCCGTCGCGTAGTTTTCCTTCCAGTATTCCTTCGCGGAAAACTCGGCGATGGTGCCGTTCGGCAAGAGCTTCTTGACGACGACGCGCGCCCACTGCGGATAGGTGACAGTGGTACCCGCGAGATTTTCGGTTACGTCCGGGCCGAATTCAGCTTCGGTCATACCTGCATAGAGGCCCGAACGAGCCGCCTGCGTGCGATACAGGCCGACGCCGGGCATGATGACGTCACGCATCTTGCCTGCGCCCTTATCCCAAATCGGCACGATATGAACGGGCTTTTGCATCGGGTCGAGATTCGACGCCTTGCAATAGCCGATCGCGAGCTTGATGCTGTTGTGCGATGCGCCCGGATACAGCGAGCCTTCGAGCGTCTCGATCAGCTCGTTTTGCTCGATGTTGAATGCTTGAATCGCGTTATTGCTGAACGCGACGACTTCGTTATTTGCGCCCATGATGGGTTGTCCTCGTGCGGGATTCAGATAGCGGCGCGAATGGCTTCGGCGCGGCGGAAGGCGGGGTTACGCTCGCGATCGACGCGCGCGCAGTAGGCAATGCGATTCAGGAAGTCTTGACGTGCAGGGACGTAAATGTCCGGATTGAAGCTATGCCGCGCCTTGGGCACATAGTCGGGGTGTCCTACCCAATTCACGCCGAGCAGCTCATACATGCGCTTGTGCGCTTCGGACGGTGCGAATTTGGACGTGCGAATGATCGGGCGGGAAAGGGATTGAGCGGCGTCGATTGCTTCGCGCTCGGGAACGACTGACAGGCTGCGTGCGGTTTTCATAGCTCTTCTTCTCCGGTAGCGGGACTTTACCTTGTGTTAATCCCTGAGCTAAATTCTACCATCGACTTTACCTGTTGGGTCAATAGCAATTGCCCAATTTTTTTCACCCTCTAGGTGTATTTGTACAACAGTCAGCGTTGAGTCAGGCAAGGCGGGGCGGGGTGCGCGCGCAGCGGGGCGATGCAATGATATGGGTGATATGGTATGAAACCGGGGCGCCCTGACGAACGCAGGGTGGAAGGGAGTGCTTAGTACGGCTGGTAGTCGTGCGCGATGCGGGTGCGATGAAGGGCGTCCATATAGGCTTGGGCGTCCTCTCGGGTGGCTACTGGATGAATCGACTGCCCCCCTTTGCGGGGATCACTCTCCGAGCCCCATAGTGCAATGATCGACCAATTCCCGAACAAGTCTTTCTGAATGGTCGCGGCATAGCATCTGCCATCTGATCTTCGCCATCGCGCCCACACTTCTTTAAGAGCAGGCTGTTCTTCTATTTGAGTGGTGCTCTCTGTCATAGAGCCTCCACGGTTTAGGCTGTTGCGCGCGCTCTGGCAGGGGTGGACGATTCATCGTCATCTGCTGTTGGCTCTTGCTTCTTTCGAGCGGGGCTTCGGCTTGAACCATGAGTAGATTGGGGGCGGCTCGCATATTCGGCAGCGAGACTATAGACAAGGGTCTTGATGTTTTGTCGTACTGCATCAGGGAGGCTTGCCAATGCGTAGACAACACCAAGGTCGTCGGAGGGAAGTTTAGTTGGCTGGACGGGTTGGTCGTGTTGGGTATCCATCCAACCACGAGGCAACGCAAGCGCTTCTTCTATTTGTCGCGCCCGGTCGTCCCCGATCGCCTTTTGTCCACGCTTCACCTGACTGAAATAGCTCGGGGCCATCTGTACCGCTTCGCAAAACTCGATGATCTTCGAGTACCCACTTGCGAGGGTTAGGAAGTTCGCCAGTCTAGTGTCTTTGATTTCCATTTCTTGCTCTGAATCCCGCTAAGGGTGGTGGTCTTTTTATTTGTGAAAATTTTCCCGCAAAGGCAATCATCGGCTGCGCGCGAGGCTTTCGCAAGTATCTGAGCGGGCTTTACTTTTGTTTATCTGACGGGTAAAGTTCGCCGCATGACTCTTTACGAATACTACCTAGCCCACGGTACTGACGGGCTCGCCGCTCTGGCGCAAAAAGCCGGTACCAAGCTCTCGTACATCCGCCAGCTCATCTACGAACCGCAGAAGCGTCCGAGCGCCGACATGGCTCTCGCGATCATCGAAGCGTCGAACGGTGACGTGACGCTGCGCGGCCTGTGCAATCCGTCAGTGCTTGCTGACTGATGGAAATTGTACCTAGCAGGTAACACCTTTGGGGAAAGTGGCGGTGACTTTTGCGAATTGTCAAGACAAAAAATTGCCGGGTCCGGTGATTCAGTTTGTCGCCCGTGTCGCGCCTGAGCCCAAGCTCCGGCCGCGCTTCAGCCGCGCGCGCATTGGCGGCCGGGAAGTGGTTCGCACGTACACGCCGAAAAACACGGTCGATTTCGAGATGCTGGTGCGCGTGGCGGCGCTGCGCGCAATGGTCGGAAAGAAGCCGTTTTCCGGGGCGCTGTTCGCCCGCGTCGATTGTTACCTGCCGATTCCGAAGAGCTGGACAAAAGCTGAGCGCGAGGCTGCGCGCGCTGGCACGCGGTATCCGGTGAGCAAACCGGACTTGGACAATTTCAAAAAAGCCGTGCTCGACGCGATGAACGGCGTCGTCTATCTGGACGACTCCCAAATCGTGGACGACGCGGGAAAAAAGCGCTACGCCGACGAACCGCGCGTGGAAGTGTTTATTCAGGAGCTTGACCAGTAATGGCGATTATTCGTGCTGCCCGTCCGGACAGTAATTTCTATGTGCTCGACAAGCGCATCAGCGAGGACAAGCGCCTCTCGTGGGCCGCTCGCGGGATGCTCGTTTTCCTCCTCGGCAAGCCGGACCATTGGACCGTGTCGCCTGCTGCGCTCGTGAACGAGACGGCGGGCGCGGCTAAGCAGTCGGGCCGCGACGCAGTGTACGGCGTGCTGAAAGAGTTGCTGACGGTCGGCTATCTCCAGCGCGTGCAGTCAAAGAAGGGTGACGGCACTTTCGGCGGGACGGATTACATGGTGTCCGAGTTCCCTATCGCTCCGGTGGAACAAACGGCTTCACCGCTTCCGGAAAATCCGGATTCGGGCGTTCCGCATACGGTTCAGCCGCATACGGCTTTTCCGCATACGGCAAATCCGACACAAGCAAGTACTGACTTTAAGCAAGGACTGACTCTTAGCAAGGATTCATTGTTTCCCGACGCCGCTGCCGCGACGCCGGTCGCGACGAAAAAAGAGGCGGTCGAGAAAAAGGCGAAAGAGCCCGCTCCGACGTCGGCACCGTGGGATGCCTACAAAGCCGCTTACCTGAAGCTCTACGGCATTGAGCCGCTGCGCAGCGCGAAGGTCAATGCCGCGCTGAGCACGATCGTAAAAACGGTCGGTGCAGAAAAGGCGCCGCAGCTCGTCGCGCATTACCTGACGCTCGACGGCTTCTACAAGCAGTGCCAGCACGATATCGGCGTGCTGCTGAAGGACATTCAAAAGGTCTGGAATCACATGCACAAGGCGGCGACGCCGGGCGCTGTCGGCAAGCCGCAGACGATGGCTGACTACGACGCAATCGACTATCACAAGGGGATTAAGGCTGATGGCACGTTCTGACGATTTTCAGCCGGTGGCTGCGATGCTTGGCAAAGTCGAGATGGAGCGCCGCGACGCGGTGTGCGCGACGCATGGCGCGTATGTCGAGCTCGCCTCGACGTTCGGTGGCGTCAAGCGATGGGCTGGCTGCATGAAGTGCATGGAAGAGCGAGAAGCGCAGTCGGCAGCGGCCGAAGTCGCCGAGACGATGCGCACCGCGCGCCGCACGAACCTGCTGAGCGGCTGGCAAGGCGCGGAGATTCCGAAGCGCTTCGCCGACGCGTCGCTCAAGTCGTATGTAGTCGAGACGCCTGCGCAGAAGGCCGCGCTCGACGTGTGCGCCGACTATGCGGCGTCGTGGGAGACGGTGCGCGAGACGGGCAAGAACTTGATTCTTTGCGGCAAGCCCGGCACTGGCAAAACGCATCTGGCGGTGTCGATCGCCCGGCAGATCGCGCGCATGGGCGCTCTGCCGTTCTTCGCCCGGACGTATGAAGCGGTGCAATTCGTGCGCGAGTCGTATCGGCCGGGCTCGAAGCTCTCCGAGCGCGAGTCGATCGCGAAGTTTGTCGAGCCCGATCTGCTGATTCTGGACGAAGTCGGCATTCAGGGCGGCGGCGACAACGAGCAAATGATCCTGTTCGCGATTCTCAACGGCCGCTATGACGCGTGCAAGCCGACGATCGTGATTTCGAATGAGTCGCTCGAAGGCATCGAGAAATACCTGACGCCGCGCGTGGTCGATCGGCTGCGCGAAGGCGGCGGCCGCGTGCATGTGTTCGATTGGGATTCGTACCGGAGCCGCGCATGAGCGCATCCGATCTCGTCACGCTGCGCTTTCAGTCGGGCGGTGGTTTGTCCGGTCTGAAGGGCGCGGCGGTGCGCAAGGGGATCTACTGGACGGACGCCGACGAGTCGGTCTATCAGGCCGCCGCCGCACAGCAGGAGTTCGAAGGGAAGAAGCCGCGCGACGAGGCCGAGCGCGTGGCGCGCGAGTTCGCGATTGCCTGCGCGTGCGGCCGTCGCTTGAAGGCGGAATTCGAGCGCGCCGCGAAGTGCAAGACGCCGAACGACAAGCGCGCGCTCTATCAGGAGTGGGCCTATCTGCTCGGCAAGGCCGCCGCCGACAGGATCGCCGCCGGGTTCAAGGATGAAGCTGAACGGGCGCGCGTGCTCGCGAAGGAGTTCGCATGAAGGCGATGTTTCAGAAGGTTAAGGGCGGGCTGCTCGCGCCGGTCTGCGAGCAAGCCGAGAAGCTCATGAAGTCGCTCAAGGTGGGCGATGGCGCGGCGGTCGAAGCGACGAAGATGCGGAATTACAAGTTCCACAAGAAGTTCTTCAAGCTCATCGAGCTCGCCTTCGATGTGTGGGAACCGGCGGACGAACACGAGTATCGCGGCGAAAAGCTCTCGAAAAACATCGAGACATTCCGCCGCGACATTCTGATTCTCGCCGGGCATTGCACCGCGAGCTACGGCATCGATGGATCGGTGCGGCTCGAAGCGAAGTCGATCAGCTTCGCGAAGTGCGACGAGTTCGAATTCAACGACGTCTACGCCTCGGTGCTGCGCGTCGTGTGGGAAAAGATTCTGCGCCATGCGCACTTCGCGAGCGAGCAAGAGGTCGAGCTCGTGGTCAATCAACTTTTGGCGTTCGAATGAGTCAAGTCGAGTATTTCACGTATCCGGGCGTCGAAGGCCAGTACTTCGAATGCGCCAAGCTGCGCGCGTCGCTGTCCGTGGATCGGTGCGTCACGCAGTTTCAGGGCTCGCAAAAGGGCGGCGGTTATCTCGCCTGCGCGGGCTGCCCGATCGGCGCCAAGCACGCGCACGTCGAAATCAAGGTCACGGCGATCAAGCGCCGGACGTGCGCGCGGTGCCTGACGGGTGCGACGCGGCTGATCGGCGATCGCATCTGCGTGAGCTGCTACAACCGCACGCTCGAAACGAAGCGCGGCCGCAACGCGAAGGGCGGCCGGCCGCGCAAGCTCGCGCGCATCGGCACGGCGTCGGTGACGTGCGTATCCGGCGGCCGGGGTGTCGTGCGCAGCGTCGATGACGTCGCGACGAGCATTGAGGCGCTTGTCTCGATCGCGCGCAGTGATTCGACGTCGATCGTGTTCGGCTGCGCGATTCCGCATCCGGTGTGCGTCCTGCAGGAGCGTGCATGACGCAGCAGCTCTTCCTGTTCGGCGAAGTGTCGGTCGATGGACCGGTGAATCCGCTGCCCAAGCCGCCCAAGGCGGAACGGTGGGTGCTCGTGGATCACGCGTGCCGCCATTGCTTCGGGCGGCTGCTCGCGACGGGAAAGGGCAAGACGGCGGCCGTGCAGTGCTCGCAGTGCGGTCGGCGCGAAGAGGGCCAGGTCGAAGCGCTCTGCGCGTGCGGCGTGACGACGCCGAACGGCCGTCATCTGCTGGAGTGCTATCGCAATGCCGAGAAAACGCTCGAAGTGCCGCACGAGATCCTCGTGCGCGTGCGCGAGCTCGAAGAGCGCGCGAGCGAGATACCGAGCGCGCGCCGCGTGGCAATACCCGGATTTTGACGCTCGCAGCGTCATTCTTTCGGTCGTGACGCCATCGTGAGGGTGCGGGATAGACCCGCGCAACTCATGAAGGTAGATCCATGCGTAAGGACATGTTCGTGCAAGTGCTCGCCGATCGCGCGGGCGTGAAGCGTGCCGAAGCCGGTGCGGTGCTCGATGCGCTGACCGGGCTTATCTCGGCGGCAAGCGGCGGCGTCGGCCGCATCCGCGTGCCGGGGCTCGGCAGTTTCGAAGTGACGCAGCGCGCCGCGCGCCGTGGCGTCAATCCGCGCACGCTCACGCCGATCGATATTCCGGCCCGCCGCAAGGTGCTTTTCAAGCCCGCAATCGAGCTCGTGCGCGCCGCTGGAGCCGAGTAATGGCGAAGCTGACTGACGCCGAATGGGCACAGGCCCGCGCGGTATGGGAAGCGGACCCGAAGGTCAACTTCGTGCATATCGCGGCCGAATTCAACGTCACGAAGCAGGCCGTCGCACTGCGCGCGAAAAAGGACGGCTGGCAAAAGCAAGCCGACATGCCGCATATCGTGCGCGAGGCGCATCGCGCGGCTGACGCGAAGAGCAAGCCGCCGACGCCGATCGGCAAGAAGGGCGCGGCGGCCGAGCCCGCCGAGAAGCCGAAGATCGAGCGCACGGCGCCCGCTATGCTGCCGACGCCGCAGGACCGCGCCGAAGCCGTCAATCGCGCTGTCGATCATCGCGCCGAGCTGCTGAGCCGTCATCGCGCCGAGTGGGAGGACGTTCGGCGGATTGTGCAGGCCGCCGTCGATCTGGAGGATTTCGACAAGGCCAAGCTCGGCAAGATCACGAGCGAGGCGACGAAGATCATTCAGGAAGGCGAGCGCAAGGCGTGGGGTATCGATCAGGACCAAGGCGACGATAAGAGCAAGACGACTATCGTCATCGAGCGCCGCGACGAGAGTACTTCACGGCACGCGCCGCGCGCTGATCCACAAGCGCCGTCGTGACGCGACGATGCCCCTCAGACCGTTACTGAGGGGCGTCTGTGACTGCTCGCATCATTTTCTTCGTCAATCCCGAGATTGACTTGCTCAAGGCCACTTTCAAGAAAGAAATGTGGATTCCGGGCTATACGAAACACGACGGCACTTCCGTCGAAGGCCATTACAAGCACGTCAACGTCGCCGACGATCACGACGATGCGAAGGTGCTGAGCGGCAACGGTTCCGCGACGCAGAAGGACGCGCACAAGCTGCTCACGAAGCACGGCTTTTACGGGCTGCCGCAAGAGCATCATCTGCCGGTGCTGCTCGCGCACGCGACCGATATGCAGGACGCCGCCGGTATCCGCGCGCGCGCCGCGAAGTTCCGCGTCGCCATTCTCGGCGGCGCAATGCCGATTCCCTCTCAGACGAAAGCGTATCTGCTGCTCGACGCGGACAAGCAGGCGAAGTACAAAGCCGAGTTCGAAAAGGCGGGCAAGCTCGATCTGTTCGAACAGGCGATCGCCGAAGGCAAGGCCGCGCCGGACGAACCGGGCGAAGCGCCGCAGAAGCCCGCAGAAGCCGCCGCCGCGCCCGCGCCCGAAGCGGTGCAGCCGGAAGCGCCAGCGAGCGCGCCCGAGGCCGCGCAGGAGCCCGCATTCAAGCCGCTCGATCACGGCGAGCTGAACATTCCCGGCAAGACGAAGAACATCGACGCCGAGCTCGACAAGTACAAAAAGCAGCAGGCCGCCGACGCGAAGGCGAAGGCAAAAACCGCCAGCGCCGAGAAGAAGGAAAACAAGGCGAAGGCGAAGGCGCTTTTTGACGAGTACATCGACGCGATCAAGGCCAAGCATGGCGCGAAGTACGGCGCGAAGGAAGTCGAGAACATGCTCGACGGTTGGGTGAAGTGGGAGCCGAAGAAGGCGATCCAGTTCATCGAGCAATTCGTGAAAGAACAGGGTGCCACCTATGAGGCTGCGGCGCCTGAAGTTGCGCCCGAGCCGACGCCAGTGCAGCAGGCCGCGCCGAAGAGCGACGAGGCGAAGGAAAAAGCCGAGAAGCTCACGTCGATGGTGGCCGATCTCAAGGGCATGGAGTTCCCTGCAATGGACGAGCTCGCGGACTCGCTGCCGGGCAAGGCGTCGTGGTTCATGTCGGGCATCGCGCAGGCGAATGACGACTGGATCAAGGAAGGTCAGGCCGCGTGGGACGCGCTCGCGCCCGAGCAAAAAGCCGCGTCGCTGTCGCTGCTCGAAGCGTCGATCAAGCACGATGCGGAATACGACGCCAAGCACGCCGAGAAGCTGACCGATGACAAGCTCACGGCAGTCGCGCACAAACTCTCGATTCTCAACGGGCTCAAGAAGCAGTGGCTTGTCCCTGCAATCACGAAAGAGACGATTGACGATGCGGCCGCCAATGGCGACGTTCAAACGCTTCAGCAGCTCGCGAGCATCTTCGAAGGCAAGGAACAGCTCGGCTCATTGAGCTACGTCAAGCAGGCGCTCGCGCAAGCGCAGGCCGGGAAGGAAGAGCCGAAAGCCGAAGTGCCCGCTGCCGCATCGAGCGAGCCGGTCAAGCCCGTTCTGCCGGGCAACGCGCACCATCTCTGGTTCGATGAGGTTGAGGAAGCATACAAGGCCGGTGACGCCGAGAGTCTGGAGAATCTGGCGCATGCCTTCGGTGTCGATGACGAGGCGGCGGCTAAAGCGATCACAGGCTACGCGAAGGCGTGCATCGCTGCGCTCGAAGCGAAGAGTGCGCCCACTGCGGCGTCGAGCGCGTCGGTCAAGCCGACTATGCCCGACTTCGGCGGCTCGCTCGTCTCTGGTGGCATCGCGAAGAAGATTGCGGCCGAGATGGAGGCTGGCAACGTCCAAGGGCTTCAGGATCAGCTCTACATGATCGGCAATCCCAATCCGGGGTCGCAGTTTGCCACGCTGAAGAAGTATGCCGAGGATGCGCTCGCCTATGTGAATGGCGGTGGCGCTGCTGCCGATGACGGCCCGAAAGAAGGCGACACGAAGGTTATCGACGGCGTCACCTATGAGCTCAAGGGCGGCCGCTGGCACAAGGTCGGCGGCGCTGAAACGGCGTCCGATACGGTCGGCATGCCGGTGTTTGCTGGCAAGACGATCGAGTATTACAGCAAGGTCGCGGCGAAGCTCAAGGCGCTCTTCGACAAGGGCGATTGGGACGGCATTCAGAAGATGATGGACGGCGACGGCAAGACGTGGGCGGGCACGTCGCCGAATAGCAAGCTGCTGATCCAGTACGGCAAGGAATTGCTCGGCGCGCACGCCGCGCATGGTGACGCCGCGCCGGTCGAGCAAGCGGCGCCCGAGCCCGCGCTGCAAGCCGCGCCGGAACCGGACGCCGACGAGCCTGAAGCTGATCCGAGCAAGCCTGAGTCGATCGACGGCTGGCATCAAACCGGCGGCCAGAAGGGTTCGAACGCGGGCGGCGAATTCACGGACGAGCACGGCCAGAAGTGGTACTGCAAATTCCCGGCATCCGAGTCGCACACGAAAAACGAGATGCTCGCGGCGAAGCTCTATGAGGCCGCAGGCATCGAAGTGCCGCATCTGAAGCTCGTCACGCAAGGCGGAAAGGTCGGCATCGCCTCGAAGATCATCGACGGCGTCAAGAAGGATTCGTCGGCGCTCGCGGCCGGTGTGCCGGGCGTGGCCGATGGCTTCGCGGTCGATGCGTGGCTCGCGAATTGGGACGTCGTCGGCACTGGCTACGACAACATGCAGATCAAGCCGAACGGGCATGCTGTACGCCTCGACGTCGGCGGCTCGCTGCTGTATCGCGCGCAAGGCACGCCGAAGGGCGACGAGTTCGGCAACACGGTCGGCGAGCTCCAGACGCTCAAGAACGGCAAGAACGGCTATGCCGCGCACGCCTTCGGCAAGCTGACCGACGCGCAGATCGCGGAGTCGGCGAAAAAGGTGTCGGCGGTGTCGCCCGAGACGATCCAAAAGCTCGTCATGGAGTACGGGCCGGGCAGCCATGACGCGAAGCTGACGTTGGCGGCGAAGCTCATCGCGCGGCGCGAGGACGTGCTCAAGCAAACCGGCGCAAGCGCGCCGAAGCCGGGCATCGCGTCGGCTGTCGAAAAGCCCGCCGAGTCCGCTCCGCAACCGGCGGCGGCCGCGCCCGCACCGAGCGGCGAGCTGGCGATTCCGGAATTCGACGGGCCGAAGGCGGCCGGTTACGCGTCGGCCGCGAAAAAGCTCATGGAGACGGCGGCCGCGCAAGGCAACACGAAGCATCTGCACAAGCTCATGGGCGGCAAAAAGCATCTGCTCTACGGCCCGAGTCTGTACTCGCCGGGCAAGTACGTGAAGATCGCTACGATCATGGAGCCCGCCAAGACGCCGAACGGCGCGAAGCTGCTCGAATTCTGGCAGCAGCTCGAAGCGAAGTACGCAGGCCCGAACAAGAAGAAGTCGCCGCCGAAGGTCGTCGCCGCGAAGGAAACGAGCGCCGCGCCCGCTCCAGCGCAGGCTGCGCCCGCCGAGCCCGCGAAACCCGATCTGCGCAATCTCGCGATCGACACGAACAAGTTGCCGAAGCTGACCGACTTCCACGGCGGCAACGGTGGCAGTGGCATTTCGAGCAAGGCGCACGTCAACGACGCGAACGCGAAGGATCAGAAGGACGTGCTCAACTTCGCGCTCAAGGGCGACTTGATCGCGCTGCGCAAGTACGAATACGAGGCGTTCGACAAGCAAACCGGCGCGTCGCTCGGCATGAAGCCGATCACGGATCACCCTTCGAAGCACGTCAAGGAATTTTGGGAGGCATGCTGCTCGACGCTGGAGTTGGTCGCATTCCCGCCCGCGCCGCTCAAGGCGTTCGATGAGCATGTATCCGATGACGTCAAGGCGCTCTCGGACTCGTTCAAGCCGCATCTGTACGGCAAGTCAGTCCACAATGTCGCGGCGAATGAGAAGCTCGGATTCTGGATCGCGCTCGGCGTCGAATCGGGCTGGAAGAAGTTCAAACCGCAGCAGATGCAAAACGCCGTCGATGTGCCGGGCATCAAAGAGAAGGGGCATGCTCTTTTCGCGAAGTACACTGCGAACGTGAAGCACTTCATCAAGAGCGTTCAGGCAACCGGGTCGTACAATAATGCTTACCGTGAAGGTAAGGACGTCGATTCATACGGCAAGGCGACGCGCCCGATTCTTTATGATCTGTACGGTGCCGCTCAGACAAAGCCCGCCGGGACGACGATTACGAAGTGGATGTCAATGCCGGATGAGATGATCGATCAGTTCATGAGCGCGCCGGACGGGCTCGTGTTCCAGAATCCGGGCTCGATGTGCTGCTCGATGCACCCGACCGGCACGAAGGGCTTCGGCAGTAACAAGATGACGATCCACTACGCGCCGGGCGCGAAGGCGATCGATACCTTCGGCTCTGGCGGTTTCGCGGGCGAGATGGAAATTACGACGTTGCCGGGCACGCGGTTCATGGTGCTGAGCAAGAAGAAAACTTCGGACGGCAATCTGCATCTCGAAGTGCTTATGCTCCCGCCGGACCAGACGTATATCGACAACATTCTGACTAAGTGAGGCAGCGAATGAATCCGCTGGCAGGACTCAAATTCGACGGGGCGCCCGATGGGCGTCCGTCGCTTGGCGACTATGAGGTCGTCGATCGGCTCGTGACGGGTTTCGCGCAGGACGTGCTCAACGTGCGAAAGGACTTCCACGCGGGCAAGCCCGGCGGCGATAAGCCGGTCGAGCGCATCGAAGCGCTCGCGCAGCACTTCGGCGACATTTTCATGGGCCGCAACGACGCCTATCAGGCGCAGCCGTGGAATAACCCGATTCGGCTCGGCTCGAAAATCCGCGTGCTGCTCAACGGCACGAGCGATCCGGACGAAGGCAAGTCGCTGTTCGTGTGGGTCGCGAGCAACGTCGTGCGATCGTCCGAGGCGGTCGAAAGCGGCAGCATGACGGACGAGGCAGCGGGCAAGAAGCTGCGCGAGGTTCTAGACAGCGTCGTCGCGATGCTGCTCGGTATTCGCTAAAGAAATTTACCCAAAAGGTAAAACATGGGGTAAAGTGTAGCCACTAACACGAACAAAGGAAAAAACCATGTGGCTCACCTTCTCTGACGCATTCCTCTCCATCGTTTCGATTCCGGGCGACGCCGCGAACCTGAAGGTGCGCGCGCGCCGCAAGGGCGATATCGAGCGCATCTTCAAGCACTGCGGCGCGGCCGTGAAGGTCGAACGCACGCCGGGCCGTGACTATCTGTATCGCGCGGTGATTCCGCGTGACGTCGTCGGCGCGGTCGTGGCCGAGCACGTCGCGGGCATCAGCTATCCGAATTTCAAGAACTCGGTGCGCGACGATCGTCTGCACACGGCATGCAATCGCGTGTGGCACGTCATGGCCGATCTGCAGGAGATTCCGCCGTATGCGCGCGATCGCCGCCGTGGTCTGTCGCTGTTCGATGAGGCGGATGAATCGACGGGCTTCGACCCGGTGCCGGTGGTGACGAAGCCGCCGGTCAAGCGCCGCGCGCCCGCACGCAAGTCGTGAATCGATACTGATCCCGCATAACTACAAGGCAATCATGGGACTCATTCTCTTCCTCAAGTCGCACATTCCGGGCTACACCAAGAAGGACGGCACTTTCGTCAAGCCGCACGACGACAAGCGCCAGAAGGCCGCGCAGCCCGCGAAGTGGTCCGGCGCGAAGGCCGCCGAGCACGCGTATTTCGCCGGGGAAGAGAAGGGGCCGAAGGGCTGGCCGTATGCGTCGCAAAAGCCGATCGCCTCGAAGCCGAGCGAAGGCGCGAACGCGCATTGGCATCCGAAGCTCGATGACAAGGGCAAACAGGTGCGCGTGCGCTATCCGCATAAGGCGACGGACACGGCGAGCATGCGTCATCCGGACGCGATCGCGACGTTCACGCCGGGCATGGAAAGCATGCCGCACTCGCTCAACGGCGTGCCGTTCAAGGCGTGGATGAACGCGCCGACGACGACGGAAGAGTGGGCGAACGTCGCGGGTCAGGTCGATATCGAAGAGCCGCAAATGCAACTGCCCGCGAAAAAGACGGCGGCGTCAGGCGTGGTCATTGTCGAGCCGGACGGCCGTTACTGGCTCATGGCGCCGACGAATCGCTTCGGTGGGTACCATCAAACCTTTCCGAAGGGCCAAGCCGAGCCCGAGCTCTCATTGCAGGCGAATGCCATCAAGGAAGCCTACGAAGAGACGGGGCTCAAGGTCGAGATCCTCGGCTTTCTCGGCGACTTCGAAAAGACGACCAGCGTCGCGCGCTACTACATGGCGAAGCGCGTCGGCGGCACGCCTGCTGATATGGGATGGGAAGCGCAGGCACTTTGCCTCGCGCCGACTGACAAGCTCTATTCGCTGCTCAACATGAGCGGCGATCACGCCGTCGCTGAGGCGCTCGGTGCGGGTCCGGCTCCAAAGCCCAAGGCCGCGCCCGGCAAGCTCTTCTGATACACCGCGCCGCTCACTGAGCGGCGTTTTTCATTGCGTCGTGACGCCACCGTGACGTCATGGCCTATACCGTAACACTCCCGATCCTCCACGCCGGGCAGCAGCAGCTCATGCACGAGTCGCGCCGCTATAACACGGCGTCGTGCGGCCGCCGCTTCGGCAAGACGTTTCTCGCGCAAGAAGTGCTGCTCGATGGGCCGCGCCAGAAAGGCGCGCTCAACGGCTATCCCGTCGCGCTCTACGCGCCGACGTATCAGACGATGCTCGAAAGCTGGCGCACGCTCTGTCGCACGCTCAAGGACGTCACTGACACGAAGAGCGAACAGAACAAGCGCATCGACTTGATAACCGGCGGCTCGGTCGAGTGCTACTCGCTCGATGATCCAGACGCCTCGCGGGGCCGCAAATTTGCCGTCGCCGTCATCGATGAGGCCGCGATGATTAAGCGGCTCGAAGAGGCGTGGGAACAGACGATCCAGCCGCTTCTGCTCGACTTTCAGGGTGAGGCGTGGTTTTTCTCGACGCCCAAGGGCGACAACTACTTCAAGAAGCTCTTCGACAAGGGCAACCCCGCCAATCCGAACCGCGATGACGAGTGGCAGAGCTGGCAGCTCCCGACGATCACGAACCCGCATATCAGCAAGCGCGACGTCGAGAAGATGAAAGAGGGGCTGCCGCGCCTCGTCGCACTTCAAGAATTCGACGCCCAATTTGTCAGTTTTGCCGGTACCTTCGTCAAGGCCGAGCATATCCGCGTCGGTCAGGCGCCGCGCGGCATGCGCCTGTATCAAGGCGTCGATCTGGCAATCTCGATGAAGCAAAACGCCGACTACACGGCGATTGTGACGGTCGGGGTGGACGATCAGGGGCGCGTGTGGATCGTGGACGCCGAGCGCCGCCGGGTGGGTTTCCGCGACGCGCTCTCGTTCATCAAAGAGAAGGCCGCCAGATACAAGCCGCAGGAAATCGCGATCGAAGCGGTCCAGTATCAGGCGGCCGTGGTCGAAGAGCTGCTGCGCTCGACGGATCTGCCAGTTCGGCAAGTCAAGCCGGATAAGGATAAATTCACGCGTGCGCAGGGGCTCATCACGCGCTACGAAAACGGGCTCGTGTGGCACAACGAGACGCTGCCGTCGTACTTTGTCGAGGAAATGCTCGCGTTCGGCCCGGACTGCGAACACGACGACTTGCTCGACGCGGCGGTCTACGCTTACGCGCTATGCGGCGACTTCGGGCGCACGCAGTTCATCCTGCCCGAGCATCAGGTGTATGAGTCGAAGATCGAGATCGTTCGCTCGATGCACGGTCTGCCGTCGCAGGTCGCGCAGATGGTCGATACGGGCATGGAGCAGCTCGCCGCAAAGCTCAACGGCGATGCCGGGACGTGCGGCGCGTGCTCGGCGTTCGATGGGCGAGGGTGTACGTTGCGCGGATTTTCGGTCAACCGTACTGATCCGGGGTGCGAGTTCTACGCGTGAAGAAAGGAGACAGTAAACGTCCGATTTTATCCGTATGATGGAATTTAATTGCTTAATACAAGCTACGCAAACGGTCAACATTGCGGCGGGAATTTTTCGAAAAAAATGTTTCCGGTTGAAACAGTGGTTTTTCCCACAGTTCGCTTGTATTATCCACCCAACGGATAAAGTTTCATACGAAATGACAAGGAACTTTTACCGCGCTCCCACTACGTCACAACCAGCACGCCCCGCTTAAAAAGATGCCCCACGCACGCATGGATTCGCCTGAAGTCCTCAACGAAGAAGTCGAGCTGCTGCTCGGCGAAATGGAAGTCATGAAGGCGACGCACAAGGCGGAACTCTCCGCTACTAAAGCGATCGCGCGCCGTGAGGCGATCTCGGAAGTTCGTCGCCTGTTGCTGGAAGGTGACGGAAATCGCGACTCGATTCTGCTCGTGCTCGATGAATTGCAGAGCAAGGCCATTCATTGATGCGTCAAGTAAAGATTGCGAACGTCCGTTCGCGATTCGTCGGACGAAAAGCAGCGCCAAGTAAAATAAATTTTATCTCTGAGGTTGACATTTATCCCGTTAGTGCCTAACATTCAGTCTTGTGCAGTGCGGTAGACGCACAAGCGAGTGTTACCAGTCAAGGCGTTACGTTTTGAGGGTTTCCACTAACGCCGGGGAAATCGGTTTACCTGAGAGAGATATGGCAATCACGTTCAATACCCAAGTGTCACAGGTGCGCATCGACGCGATCCTCGAAGCGCTGTCGGAAGGCCCGATGACGACGATCCAGATCGCCGGGGCGGCCGACTGCTCGGAGACGACTGTGCGCCGCTATATCCCGTATCTGACGGGCGAAGTGAAGCTGGTTCGCGAATGCGCCTTCGTGGACGGCAAGCAGGCGTATGCGCTGCGCGACGGCTTCGAGATCGCGCCGCGCGTAACCGGTGGTCGCATCTATTCGCAGTTCGCGCGCCATGACGTGCCGCAGCCGGTCATCCGGCGCGATCCGATGGTCGCGGCGTTCTTCGGGGGTGTGTGATGCGCGCGCTGCGTCTGGTGCTGTGGTCTGTGCGCGCCGCGCTCACCGCGCCGCTCATGCTGGTCGTGTGGATCGCGGCGAAGCTCGTGCGCACGCTTGCGCGCCTGCTCGGGAGTGCCGCATGAAGCCTGCCGCCTTCCTTGTGACGTGGGCTAATGGCGAGCGCTCGCTGAAGTTCGCCGAGACGTTTGGACCGTATTTGCGCGCTGGCGCGATCTCGCGCGGCGCAGTGGTGACACCGCTCGGGGCTATCGACTATGTCGAGCCGAAGAGCCTGCCGCATCGAATTGAAGTCGGAATGGCCGATCCCTACGCGTTCTATCGGCCGACCGCGTAACACTCGTTGGAGTTGGAAGTGAACGATCAAGTTTTTGTCGCGCTCGCCTGTCTCGTGGGCGCGGTGCCGGTGGTGTGGGTCGCGGCGCGCATGGTGTTGCGCGATGCGTCTGCAATTCGTTCGATGATGGAAACACAATGAAAACAAAATTCAAGAAGGTTCATCCGCTCGCGGTCGCGCCGCTCTACGCGACGCCGGGCGCGGCATGCTTCGATCTGGTGGCAGTCGATCACGGCACGCAGCACAAGCGCGATTCGCTCGCGATCGTGTACCGAACCGGGCTCGCCTTCGAGATTCCGGCGGGGCACGTCATGCTCGTCTACTCGCGCAGCGGCCACGGCTTCAATCAGGGCATCCGGCTCTCGAATTGCGTCGGCGTCATCGACTCGGACTATCGCGGCGAAGTCATGGTCGCGCTGCGCGACGACGGCGCGCGTGGGGCAATGATTCCGATTCCGAAGGCGGGCGATCGCGTCGCGCAGGCGATGATCGTGCCGGTCGATCGCGTAGAATTCGAAGAGGCCGACGAGCTCAGTGAAACGGCGCGTGGTGCGGGAGGTTTCGGCTCGACGGGGAACTAGGGATGATGATGGTCGAACGGGAAAGGGAGCGCGTGAGTGGCGCGGATCGCGTCGCGAAGCATCGTGACAAGGTGATACGGGAGGGCGGCAAGCGCACGACCGTCACGATACAGCCCGACGCGGTGCGAGCGTCCGACGAGCTGATCGAGCTCGGTTACGCGGACAATCTCACTGAAGCCATCAACAAGTCGCTGCTCGAAGCGCGACGAAAACACCGCCAAGCCTGATCCAAAGCCCGCCGCGTGCGGGCTTTTTGCTATCCGGTCGTGACGCAAGGATTCCTCTATCAAGGAGGAATTCGATGAGCAAAGCCGAAAATGTGGCGTTCGACGCCAGCGCGCCCGCCGACGAGCGCGGGGATGCGCTCGGGCAGCTACAGAAGGCTCATGCGCCGACTGCACTCTCTAGCCTGCTGCCGAACGACGCCGTGCGCGACGTCATCTCGTTCATTCAGGACGGCTTCGAAGAGGCCGCCATGAACAAGGCGATCAACCCGAACATCGTGCCTTTCCCGTCCAAGCGCTCGCGCGACGGCGAGCCGGGCGTGCAGTCGGTCACGCTCGATGAATGGCAAGTGCAGGTTCAAGGCCAGTATTGGGACCGGCCCGGCGCGCTCTCGTTCGATTCGCTGCGCGCGATGGTCGATCAGACGCCGATTCTGAACGCTGTCATCCTCACGCGCATTCGCCAAGTGCAGCGCTTTTGCCGCGTGGCCGAGTCGGGCGACGACAAGCCCGGTTTCGAGATCCGCCACGTCGATAAACACCACAAGCTGACGGAAAGCGAGCGCGAGTCGATCCAGTTGCTCAACCGTTTCATCGGCAACTGTGGGTGGGAGTTCAAGCCGCGCCGACGCAAGGCGCTGCGCCGCGACGCCTTCAGTCAGTTCATGGCGAAGTGGGTGCGCGATACGCTCTCGATGGACTCCGCGCCGATCGAGCTCGAATGGAAGCGCGACAAGGCGCTCGGCATCGACGGCTTCTACAGCGTGGACGGTGCGACCATTCGCCTCTGTACAGAGGACGGATACGAAGGCGACGACGAGGTTTTCGCGCTTCAGGTCGTGCAGGGCCGCATCTCGACGGCATATACCTTCGATGACTTGATCTACGAGCCGCGCAACCCGCGCACGGACGTGAGCGCTTCGGGCTACGGCATCTCCGAGACGGAGCTGCTCATTCGCATCGTGACGGGCTTCCTGAATGCGCTGACCTACAACATCAAGGGCTTCGATTCGAACGCGATTCCGAAGGGCATGCTGCATCTGAGCGGCAACTACACGCAAGACGATATCGCCAGCTTCAAGCGATATTGGAATTCGATGGTGAAGGGCATCAACAATGCATGGGCGCTGCCCGTCATGGTGTCCAAGGATCAGGAGTCGCGCGCGGGCTTCGAGAAGTTCGGCGTTGAATACAACGAAATGTACTTCGCCAAGTGGATGACCTTCTTGACCAGCATCATTTGCGCGGTCTACGGCATGAGCCCGGCGGAAATCAACTTCGACGCCTTCAGTGGCGGCGCTACGTCGGCGCTCTCGGGCTCGGATACGGGTGAGAAGCTCGCCGCGTCGAGGGACTCGGGGCTCATGCCGCTGCTTTCGCATGCCGAAGGCATCATCACTGACTACATCATCGGCGACTTTTCCGACAAGTTCGCGTTCCGCTGGACGGGCCGCGATCCGGAGGACGCCGACCGCAAGCAGAAGAAAAAGGAGCTCATTCTCACGGTCGATGAGATGCGCTCGGAAGAGAGTTACGACCCGCATCCGGACCCGCTTATCGGTGGTGCGCCGCTCAACGGCCAGCTCGTCGCGCTCTACACGCAATCGAAGCAGCCGCAGCAGCAGGAGGACTTCGGTGCGCCGGGCGGCGGTGCGCCGGGTGAAGGCGGTGAGGCGCCGGGCGACGGCGACTTCGGCGGGCAAGGCCCGAATGGCGACTTCGGCAAGGGCGATGATCCACAGCCGGACTTTGGCAAGCCTGACGCCGTGGGCGACGCGGGCAAGCCGGGCGACGTCGCGAACGCGCCCGCTGATCCAGCGCTCGGCGACGACGCGACGGGCGACGAAATTCCTGGAGACGGCACGCCCGACGAGCCCGCCGACTTCGGCAAGCAGGCCGGTGAAGAGGACTTCGGCAAGGCGCTGCCGACCATCTACTCGCTGGAGGACTGATGACGCGCGAATTCAACGTGAAGCAGCCGCATAGCGTCATCGAAGGCGACGAGCTCTACTTCCAGCATCCGACGCGCGGCGTGAGCTGCGCGGCCGTGCGCTCGGTGGGCAAGCACGGCGTGCGCGTGAGCGATGACGAGGCGCCTGACGGTCTGCCGGTGCGGTGGGAGCATGTACTTGGGCACAAGGCGCGCGCGCAGCGCAAGCTCGTTGTCGTGGACAAGGGCGAGGACGGCTCGATCGCCGAGGACGAAAGCGGCAAGCGCGTCTATATCAACGGGCGCATTCCGGGCGAGGCGCCGAGCGCGCCGCTCGCGAAGTCATTCGAGCTCGGTGCGGTCGCGACGCCGGACGATATCGAGCCGGTTCTGCTCGCCGCGCTTGAGGCCGGGCGCGGTTCCGCCGAGCTCGCCGCACTGATCCATCAACTCATCGAACGCACCGCGCGCACTGAGGCGCTGCTGCTGGCGCTCGTCGCGAAGTTCGGCATTCAAACTGACACTGGAGTATCCGCATGACCACGATCGTGTTTTTCAAGTCGATTCGTCCGGCTGACGACAAAGAGCAGCTCGGCGCGAAGCCGGGCGAAAAGCCGCAGGAGCCCGCAGGCGACGCCGCTGCTGCCGCACAGAAGCCCGCGCCCAAGGAAGCGCCGCAAGCCGCGCAGAAGCCGCAGGGTGAGCCGCGCGAAGGTGGTGAAGGTGAGGAAGGCGGCGAAGGCTTCGGCCCGCACAACGTCGAAGCCGGGCATCACGTCGCGTTTCACGCGGGCGAGTTCAAGGGCGCGGGCAAGGTGACGGCTTCGGGTGAGGACGGCTGCACGGTCGCGGATAAGAGCGGGCGCGAGCATCGCGTGCATTGGCACGAGGTCAAGGGTCATCACGACGGCGCGGCTGAAGGTGCGGCCGAGAAGGGTTCGGCCGAGTAATGGCGCTCCTGCTCGACATTGGTCCGATCTCGTGTGGCTGCACGAATCACGCGCTGGAGCTCTTTTCGAAGGCAATGAGCGGTGAGGACGGCTCGGACGAAGGCATCTGGAAGCCGCACGATTCGCCGTTCGTGCGGTATCTGATCGAGCTCTTCACGTCGAAGGGCTTGACGATGCTGTCCGACGTGCAGGCCGAGCTCAATGCGTGGATCGAAGGGCAGCGCTATCAGCCGAGCCCGCAGCCGGTCGAGAAGCCGCAGCCGCAGCTCTATGCGCAGTGGACGCCCGCCGAAATGGATCTTGTCGAGCTCTACCTATCGAGCCTCTCGCGCATGCAGTTCACGCTCGAAGATTGGGGCTTGCTGATCGACTTCCTGATTCAGCGCTATATGCCGCTGTCCGATCTTCAGAAGCAGGCGACGGCGCTCGCCGTGCGCGCCGCGCTCATGGGCAAGGCGCAAAAGATCATCGAGACGATTCCGGATGATGCGGCCGCGAAGGTGGTCGAGTCCATGCCGCAGAGCTACGCGGAAGCGCGCGAGCTCTTCGGCGGCCAGAAGCTCTTCGACTCGGTCATGGAATACGGCACGCTGCGCGCGTGCGAGAACGTGCAGCAGTTGAGCGACGAAGTACGCCATCGTATGAAAAGCACGGTGCTCGCGTCGGTGTCGCAAGCGCAGCAGGGCGACGTGTGGGCGGTCAGTGCGCTCCAGCAAAAGCTGCTCGATGACTTCGCGACGATGAACAGGGATTGGCGTCGCATCGCCGTGACCGAAGCCGGTGAGTGCGCGAATCAGGGCTTCATCGCGTCGCTGCCGCTCGGCACGAAGGTCAAGCGCATGGAGATTTATCACGGCGCGTGCTCCTACTGCCGAAAGATCAACGGTCGTGTGATGACGGTCGTCGCGGCGAACGACCCGAACAAGGACGGCGACACGGACGTGTGGCCGGGCAAGACGAACGTCGGGCGATCCAGCGCGCGGCGCAAGCGCGTCGGCGACGAGCTCATCGAGCGCACGCCTGAAGAAATGTGGTGGGTACCGGCGGGCACGGTGCATCCGCATTGCCGGGGCATCTGGCATGTGCTGCGCAAGATTCAGACGGCGGGCGACGAGAAGTTTACGGCGTGGCTCGCGCAGCATTTGGCGGGTCCGGATAAATAAAAACTACCTACCGGATAAAAAGCACTTGTATCTCCGAGATAAAGTGTTTTAAGATTGCTCCCACTGAGACGCAGCAAACAACACAGGGGAACGAGATGAAAAACGCAGACTTCGGATTCGCGCATCGCAAGGCTTTTCTGGCTGAAACGGCGCGCAGCGTGGCTTCGCGTGTGTTTGGCGCGGCGCTCGGAATCATCATCTGCGGCTCGATCACTGGTGCGATGCTGGCGGCTCGGGGATAAATCTACCGGGTAAAGTCGGTGCAACTCCATCTCTTCACGAAGGAAATTAGTCGCATGGGTTTCGTTTCTGCAATTGAGCTGCAAAAGCCGATCGTTCGCAATCGCATCAAGAAGGGCGTCGCGATTTCGACCATCCGCAACAATGACGAGGCGTATCTTCAGGTGCGCATCGACAACGAGACGCTGAAGGAAGCGCGCTTGTTCGTCGGCGATCGCCTCGATGTGCTGTTCGATAAGGAAGGCCGCCTCGGGCTCGTCAAGCGCGTGAAAGAGGGCGGCTGGCAGTTGACGACGGCAGGCGATAAGGCGGGCCGTGTTCGCGTGCGTTGGGCTCCGGGTCTGCCGCATACGAGCGAGTTTGTCGAAATTTTTGACGTGACGGCCGATGAAACTGAGGGCGTCATGTTCCAGTTGCCCGAAGCTGTGACTTTCGTCGGCTCGCCGAAGTTTTCGGAAGCCAAGGCATGAAGCGCATGGCTGTTGCGGCGATTCTCGCGATCGTTACTGCGACTGCGCTTGCGAAGGGCGGCGGCGGCGGTGGTCACGGTGGTGGTGGCGGTCATGCGAGCGCAAGCGCGCATCCTTCCGCCTCGGCGCATCCGGTGACGTCCGCGCACGCTGTCGAGTCGCCCGCGCCGCATGCTTCGACGTCGTCGGGCAGTCGTCCTTTCTCTTGGTTCTTCGGTGGATCAAGAGGCTGCGACAAGTCGAAGCAGCAGGATTGCAAGTGATTCCTGTGAAGAGGGAGAGTCGCCGGACTTAAATCGGGGAGTGGCTCGCCTAACGAGCCGCCTCAGAAGAGCGGCCCGCCGTCGTCGCGCCGACGTAAAAGTGGCCGTAGCTCCGTATGTCGATAGGCAAGGGTCTTTAGCTCGCGTTTGAGCCCTTTCCGTACACAGGGCCGCTCTTCTGAGGTTGCGCGTGGTGTGCAAAGCCGCGCGCGAGCTTCGAATGACTGGCGTAACCAGTTGGGCCGCCGACCGGCGGTGAGGGGCGCAAGTCGCTTCACCGTCAGCCCGGCAACGAATTCTTCCTACGGGTACTCGCGCGAGCGAGTTTGGAATGCTGGCAGATATCCCGTTGAATGATCCAGCCCCCGGCGATGCGGGTGTAATCATCAGGTGGCCGTCACCATGAGCATCGTTAATCCTCGGCCGCGTGGCTCCCGTAAGGAGCCGCCCGCAAAGCGCATTCGCTGAGTGCTCTTTGCGGGTCTGGATGACTACCTTTCAAGACGGACCCTGTAAATGTCCACGAAGGCGCGATCAGCTCTGCGTTACATGCGACGACTGACTGCCGTAAGCAGTCATCTCACGCGAAGCATTTGGGTCGGTGCCACCAGCAGTATGCCGATCTCCCCGACCGATCAGCGCGAACACGTCATCGGTTCAAATGCTTCGACGTGAGATTAAGCGGTCGCAGCCGCTCGGAAACGTCGCGAGACGCTCCTGACTGCCGGGAAAGTACCGGCCCAATTTTGTGTGACCCGCGATGTTGGGAACTACGACCGTAGCCTCGGCGGCCCTTTCGGGGGATAAACGAGGACGAGGATTAGCAGGCGAGTGCCTCGGCAGCAAAACCCTTGCAGCACAGCACGACTATCCTAACCGCCGTTTCGCTCTAGCTTCGAGCGCGGTCGTCGGGGCTGATCGACGCGAGAGACGAGAACGGCGTCGCGCGTTCGTTTGCCGAGTGGCTCCCGTAAGGGGCCATGCCCGACTTGCCGCCGTAAGTGGCAGCCCTTCGCGTGGGTAGTCCCGTAACGGTATCGGGGGGAGACTGTAAATCTCTTGCCTTCGGCCTTGGTGGTTCGAATCCATCGCCACGCACCATATTTTCGGAGTCTGAATGTCTCGTCGCGTCAAGCTGGTGCTGCTCGGTGTGGTCGTGTTCATCGCGATCGCGATTCTCTTCTCGTCGTGCAGCTCGCGCGAGTACTCGACGGCATACGCGCCGCAATATGCGCCGCCGGTCGTCGCGCAAGCGCCGATCATTCAGCCCGCGCCGATCGTCCAAGCTGCGCCGGTCGTCGTGCAGCAAAACGACGGCTTCATTCATGGCCTTCTGCTCGGGCACATGATGAGCGGCGGCGGCAGTCATTCGGTCGTCCATCACTACGATGCGCCGCGCCCGGCATACGTCGCGCCGCGCACGACAGTCGTCAATAACACGACCGTCATCAATCGCCCGGCCGCGCCCGCATACGTGCCGCCAAAGCCCGCTTACGTCTCTCCGAGGCCCGCATACGTCGCGCCGCGCGCAACGTCCTACGCGGGCTCCTATGCGTCGCGATCGAGCTATTCGTCCGTGACGTCGCGCGCAGTCTCACGCCGGTAACGCTCAAGGGGCATCGCATGTACATGACCGATCTATTCGAAAGCCTGAGCATGTGTATGAACGCCTACGCGCGCGCCGCGTGGCTGTGGTCGATCGAACTGGATCGGCTTTCGGCGATGTGCTCGACGCGCAAGTAGGGCTCTGACGTATCGCGCCGGGTGTCGTTCAGCGCGTAACAGGGGTGGACTTCAGTGATGACCCGACCCGGCGCGATACGCGAGAGTCCAATGCAAGGGTAAGAGCGGGTGAGTGCATCAATATCCCGCCGCTCTCAACCCAATTTCAACGAAGGAGCCGATATGTCGGACGTGCAAGACAACACCGCAGCGCAAGACGCTGATATCGAACAAGCCGCGCAAGCCGTGGATCAAGCCGCCGCGACGGAAGTGTCCGCAAGCGACGAACCGGCTGTGACGGCTGACGCATCGGCTGAAGTGCCGGTCGATACGGCGCCGGACGCTCAAGCGCCCGCGACCGATGCTGACGTCGGCGAAGCTGCCGATGCGGCGAAGGACGATGGCGACGCCCTGGCGGGCGATGTGCTCGACGCGGCCGAAGAGCTGATCCATCCGGCAGTCGGCGAGCTGAACACGCTGCGCGCGACGATCCGCGCCGAGCTCAATGCGATTCTGACGGGCATCAAGACGCGCGTGCATAACGGCGAAGCGCATCTCGAAGCGCTGATCTCGCGCCTGTGAAGCGTTTAGACGTCCAGCGATGGGCGTCTCTCAAGTCTCTGTCCGCTTCGGCGTGATGGAGCTGGTTGCCGATCCACAAACGCGGCGGACTGGCCGCCCTAAGCGGCCTTTTTTTACGACTATGGGGTGACGATGTTTATTCGAAGTGTGCTCGCCGAGATAGGCGCGTATTACGGCACTCGGCGCGGCGTGGGGCATACGACGTGCGCTCTGCGCGGCATGGGCGAGCGTGTCGAGGCGGCGACGATCAAGCCGCTCATGGTGGTCGGCACGCATCAGCACGGCCGCATCATGGCCGGTCAGATCGGCCGCAATTTCACGACGCTCGGAAATATTGAAGGCGGGGCGCTGCGCGGTATCGACCGGCCGCTCGTGTGGGATAACCATGCGATCGCGCTGCTGGCGATGAATTCGTCGCAGGAGATTGAGCGCGCCGAGCGGGAAAAGTTGGACGCGCTCGCGATGGCCGAGCGAACGCGCATGGATCTAGTTTCGGCGCGTCGTGAGCTCGTGGCCGTCGAACAGAAGTGCGCCGAGCTGCGCGACGAACTCGCGACGGCGCGCGCGAACGCGGCGAAAGCCACGTTCACGAAAAAGCGCGGAAAGCGCTGATCCATCAGCCCTTCGCGCTGTTAATCAGCCATTCGATGACACTCGTCGCGGTTGACGAGTGCTTCTCGATTAGCCGATTGAGCTTGTCGTTCGTCTCGGGCTGCAGGACGATCGTGAGGCGGCGGCCGCCAGCGGCAAGCGTTTTCTCGCGGCTCTTGGCGACGCGCTCGGCGTTCGTGGTGGTGCGTTCAGTCTTTGCGGGCATGCGTTGATCCATCGGTGATAGGTAAGTCGTAGTGGGCGATCGCGCGGCGCAGCTCCGCAAGCGTGAAGCCGAGCATCTGGCCTTCGTTCAGTATCTCGCGCATGACGATGCTCGCGTTGCGGTTGATGAGGCCCATCTCGCGCGGCGTCGCGGGCAGGATGCCGTCGCGCCCGATCGGGCCGGTGCATACCGTGCGGTCGTAGGCTTCGGTGCGCTCGTGATACGCGCGCGCCAGTGAGAAAAGCCGCGCATCAGGCGGCGGAAATTCGCACTTAAACATGGATCGAAGTTCGCCGGGCGTCACGGTTTCGCCTTGGCGATGAGCGTGTCGATTTCGTGCTCTTCGACTCGGTTGATGTAGCGATGCTTGCGAGCCATGCGATAGCGCGCCGCGTCGCGCGCATCAGCTTGCGCGGCATGGTGTCCGATCTGAAACGCTGCGCGCATTCCATCGAAGCCGAACGATGCGCGCCTCGCTGCCTGCTCATTCAGCCCGTATTCCGACGTCATCCACGCGTCGAATGTGCCGAACTCGGACGTCTGCTTAGCGGCGCTCGCCGCCTGCGCGCGCAAGACTGCTTCGATCGCCTCGGGCGACACAAATTGCATTTCACGCGGCGTCAGTTCGTTCCAGATCGCCGCCTCGGCGTCCGTCATCTCGTTTTGTTCGGTCATTGCGTTGATCCAAGGTGAGAAAGTACGGGAGCCGCATCGCACGGCTCCGGGTCGTCATCGCACTTCGGACGCTATCGCGTTCGGGTAGTGCTTCGCGAGGATGAGATTCATCTTATCGACTAGCTCGGGCCGCTTGAACGTCAAGTGCCCGTTGCCGTTCTTAAACCATTTGACCGTGAAGTACTCCAGCTCGATCGTGTGGTTGCGCTCCGTCGCGGCGCGGCTCAGGTGGTGATACATGCCGTTGCGGTGGTCGGGCTCGGGCTTTCCGTCGAGAACGCTGAAAACCCGCACGAGGTCGTCCAGCTCGTTCGCGTTGCTGTGGTTGACGTGCTGCATCCAGTTGCCAGTCGCCTTGTGATACAGGAACGAGACGACTAACCGCTTGCCGAACTTGAAGGGCTGGTTCGTCTTATAGCTCCAGCTTAGGCGCCTGAAGCAATGGATCACGCCGCGTTCGAACAGCTCGCCGCGCCCGTCGCGAAGCATCGTGAACGTCGAAGTCACGTTCGCCGCCGTAAGCTCGGGGGTCTTGAACTCGTGAACGCCATTGGCCCATTCGTCGCGGGCCTTCGCATCCATCAGGGAGCGCAGACCCGATTCCTTCATCAGGTGATTCCAGCCGGTCGCGTCGATGCGCTTGCGCATGGATTCGATGAAGTCCGGGGCGCCGATCGGGGCGCCGCTTGAGCGGCCGTACTTGTCGCCGATGTGGCCGCTGACCGTGCCTAGTCCGGCGGCGGCGCCGATCGCGTCCGCCTCGTCAATCAGCGCCTTCGCTTGCGTGATGCGCTCGATAACCGCGTCGCGCTGACGCAGCATGTTCTCGACGCTGATGCTTTTCACGAGCTCGTTCATTGTGCGCCGCCTTTCTTCTTCTGGAAGTCGATCGCGGTCTGTGCGCGAATCCGCTGGAGCACGAGCAAGCCCGCGACGTCGGCGAACTGGCGGCACATATCGCGATCGCCGAATTCGAGCGCGTTGCGGATGGTGCGCGCGCTGCGATTGTGCGCCTTGCAAAGCGCGCCGATCGTGACGATGCGGGTAACTTCGTTGTGGGTCATGGCGGGCTCCTTAGACGTTGCGGTAGCTGTAGACCAGCGCCGAGAATTCACGGCCCTTCGTGCGCGTCACGTTGCTCGCGCTGCCTTGCCAGTGGCCGCAGCAGTCGTATGAGCAAGTGCAGCCGAAGCGCGACGCGTCGTAGATCGCATCGACCGCGTCCTGCTCGCTCACGCCGCGCGGCGCGACGAACGTCACGCGCTGCTCTGCGTGATCGCCGTACTGGTCATACACGGCCGGGCGGTTCGATTCGAGCCGCTTGAACACGCCGACATACTGGCGCTCGTCGTGCTGCTTCGCGCCGTCGCGATACTTGAACGTCTTGCGCGCGTAACCGTGAAATTTCGTCGCCATCTTCGTGCTCCCGTTGTGTTTGTCGATGGAGCTATATTAGTCGCCTAACGACGAACGCGCAAGGGGTAGATGCAAAAAAAGTTACCCGCCAGATAAACAAAAAGCCCGGCGCGGGGCCGGGCTCGGATTAGGCGTTTCGCCGCGCGGTGACTGACGCATTGGGCCGCACCTTCGTCTTGCGCTGGATCGCCGCGTAGAACATATCGGCGGGTGCCGCGCTGGCGTTCTTCGGCGGCCGATAGCCGCTCTTCTTTGCCTGCTCGGCGACGATTCCGACTTGCGACTCGCTCAGCGAATTGAAATTCGCCTTCAAGTCGATGCCTTGGATCTGCAACGTGTCTGCGGCGTGTTTCCAGTTGACGGCCATGCTCTTGTGCTCCGTTATTGAGCCCGCCGAAGCGGGCTGGGTGGATCTGTTACTTGCTCGCCTTCTGACTGGCTTCAACGACCGAAAATAGGGTATCGCCCCATCGCATCAAGCCGTTCCAGTTGCAGTACTCCGAGAAGAACTCACGCGCCGTCATTGCGCGGATATCGTCGTCAGAGTAGCCGCGCTTACGCACGTCCTGCAGCGCGTGCGCCGGGATTTTTGACAGGTCAAGTGCCATTGCTTTGCTCCATTGAGCCCGCCGAAGCGGGCCGGGGTGGTTATTGTGCGCGCGGCTCGATCGCGACGATGTGGCGGCGGTTGCCTTGGAAAAACCAGTCGCGTTCGGGGCCGAAGTAACCCTCGACCACTTCGCCGCCGAGCCAGCGGCCGCGCGGCATAGCGACGGGCGACGGGCCGACGAAGTCGTTGAAAGAGTTGTTGTACGCTGCCACGCCGTCGATGTGCCCGCGCGATTCGCCAGTGGACACAATTTCGAATTGCGCGCCGTGGAACAGGGCGACGTCGCCCGCGTGAAGCTCGGTGACGGAGACGTATTGGACGTTTTTCATGGCTTGCCCTTGTGAAGAGGAAGCCCGGCGGGCCGGGCGTGTCGGTTAGATTGCGATGATGGTCTGAATGCCGCGCTTGCTCGCGAGGGTGACGGCGATCGTGTTCTTGATCTGCTGGAGGTCGCCGCAGCCCGCGCCGAACTTGCCGTTGAAGCGGTAGCCGACTTTGCCGCTCGCGAAGGTGGTGCGGAACACTTCGAAGCCGATTTGGCCGCTCTTCGTCAGATACTTCGCGATCAGTTCCGTTTTCATCTCTGCGTCTCCGCGTGCGTTGTCGATGTAGAGATATTAGTCGCCTAATACATGGAGCGCAATAGGGAATCGAAAAGAATTTAGCGGGCCGGTAGAAAAGCAAAACCCGGCGCGGGGCCGGGTCGGTTACTGGCGGTTGAGGCTTTGCAGGTATTCGAGTATCGGAACGGCTTCATATCGCGCCGTGTTGAGCGCGTCAACCGTGCGCCGCTCGAATGTCTCGCATATCACGCGGCCGGTGGCTTTCTCGCGGATGATCCAGCTCGCCGTTCTCATGCGCGCGCCTCGGCTGCGACGCGCGCGCTGAGAGTGTCGATTCCGTGCTGAGAGGCCCGCCACGCAGAAAGGACGTCCAGCGTGAAAACTTCGGTCCAGCCGTTCAGCATAAAGGCGTCGCCGTCGTAGCATTCATCCCAAGCATCGCTTTTGTAGGCTCGTTTGATGTGCGCCTCTGCCTCAAAACATGCGCGGCCGTCATCAAATCGATATTCCGCAAGCACGGTCGCGGTCCACTCTGGATCGAGCCCATACTCCTTCGCGCGCTCGGCGGCGGCTCTGTTCGTGATGCCCGCCTTCCAAGCGCGTTTCCCGTTTGGGCCGCTGAACTCTACGAAATAGAGCGTGCCGGGTCTATCGGGATTGAAGCCGCCATTGCCGCGATCCATGTGGGCGCAAATAGATTCGAAAAAGTCGCTTCCACGGTTTTTCGCCGTAACGTATTCAGTTTTGCGGGCCTTCGCAAACTCGCCTCGCCTAGTGAACTGAGCCGCGCACGCGCGCAGGCAGTCGTCTGTATAGGCGGTTTTAAGGGTCGCCATATGCGAGCAGATATCTTCAAAAAACGCCTTGCCGCGCTTCCGGGCGGCGTTGTGCGCTCCTGACGCGCGCGCCTTGAATTCCCATCGTGTAGCGAAGCCTTTTGCGATCGCTCGAAGCTCATCATCGGAAAAGGCGAGAGACTCCATGTGCGCGCAAATGGAGGCCATGAATGGTTGCCCCCGATTGACGGCGACAGAGTATGCGCCGCGATTGCCCCGCTCGAATGCCTTCCGGGTAGCGTAGCTGCTGGCGATCACGCGAAGCTCGTCGTCGGCGTATGGATCATGCTTGATGATTTCCATGTGCGCGCAGATATCGGCCATGAATGCTTTCCCGCGCCTGCACGCGCACTGATACGCGCCTGAATTGCTCGCTTTGAACTCGCGGCGCGTTTGGTATTTTGCTGCCTCCGCGCGAAGGGATCCTTCGGTATGACGTTGGTAAGGTGCGCGCATCGTAAGCCGGAATGGTCTGGTGCGGCGATGATACTACCCCACAGATAAAAAAGTTCGCTTATCTGTGGGGATTCGCTCAGCCTTCGATGGCTTTGTGAAGCTCCGTTCGCTCGATGCCGCGCATCATGCGCCGGATGGCGGCGAGTTCCGCCTCGCTGCGCTGCTTGGCAGGCTTGGCGTCGTCGTCCTCGCGCGCGGGGCCGGTTATGTCGTTCTTGTGGATGAAGGCGACGAAGAGATGATCCATCTGCTGCGCGAGCTCGCGCCGATAGACGGCATATCGCATCTCGACTTCAAGATGCTGCGCCTTCGTCATCTCGACGTCGAAGCCGCGCTTGCCTCGCGTATGCCATACGGTGAGGTTTCCGGTCTGGAGCACGCTGAATAGGATCTGATTGAGCAGGCGGTGCTCGACGTCGGTCTTGTACGTGAATTTGAAGCGCTGCGTCGCGCTCGCGGCGTCGTCCAAGTCGGCGATCGTCATGCCGTGTTTGGCGAGCTGCTTCTCGAGGAAGCGCTGCGCGTTCTCGCGCTCGCCGTGCTCGCCGCGTTTCGCCAGCTCGTACAGCTTCATCAGGCGGGCGTGGATCTTGTCGTTGTCGGTCATGGTCAGGCTGCGTATGCGGTGGTGGTCTTGCGCTTCTTGTCGGGCTCGCCAAGCGCTTGTCGGGCTTGGTCAAGTGCTGCGGTCCATTCGGCGCGCGGGGCGCGCTCAGCGGCGATCAGGCGCATCAGCGCGGCGCGCAGCTTGTCGTGCTCATTCCAGCGGCGCGCGAGCTCGGCGGCGTCGGCGGCGTCTGTCGCCGCGCGCATGTGGCCGCACAGGATATGCGTGCCGACGATCGCGAAGGAAATGCCGAGCTCGGGCTTCCAGCGCGCGCGCGGCATGGCGGTGAGGGTGGCTTTGGTCATGGGTTCCCCGTTGAGATGCGCGGCGCGTGCCGGGCGATTTGTGGTGAAGCGTATTATGTATCTTGCAGGTTGATTCATCCGCTAGATATGCGAATTAAATGCCAGCGAGCTTCTTGCGGAAGAGCGTCTCGGCGTCCATGTGCGCGCGGTGCAGCGCGTCGCAAATGATCCGGACTTCGGCTTGCGCCGCCGGTAGCGTCGTCGCGCCCATGATGGCGCGCTCAAGCTGCTTGATCGTCGCGCGTTGCAGCTTGCGCATGCTCTCGCAGTGCTGAAGCGTAAGAGCGGCTCGGGTGGTCGCTTTAGACATGGTGGGGCTCCCTGTTCTTGTTGTGGATCGGCGGGCTATCGGTCGGCGCGGTAGATGCGGCAATGTGCGTTGAGTGTGGCGCTTCCGATGTGGATTGCGCCGTCGCGCCGCGTGACGGTCACGCGCAGCTCGGGCTTCGCGCGCCGGTTGCCGCGAATGATCTTTGCTGCGATGTGGCGATCCATCGGCATCGCGGCACCGTCGCGCCACTGAAACATGATTGCGGGCTTGGTCATATCGGCGTCCTCGTTAGTGGCTGCGAAACGCTGCGCGCTCGCTGAAACGGTTGAAGCGATCCACAAAGCGCCGGGCGCGGCGAAGGTTCGCGTAGTGGCGAACGGGCGGCCGGTCGTCCAGCTCCACGCTCACGATGTAGCCGCGCTTGTGGTTGTGGCCTTCGATGTAGAGGCGCTTGGGCTCGACGTGGACTTGCACGGTGTCGGCAATGCGTGCGGTCGTGCTGAAGCGGCGGCATACGCTCACGCCGACGACGGCGGGCTCGCCGATGATCGTCTTGAGCTTGACGGCCTCGAAAACCGTCGTGTTGCCGAGCAGGCGGAACTTGTCGCCGATCGCGAGCTTGTCGTTGAGGATCAGCGGGGGCAGCGCGCGCCCGGTGCGGGCGTCAGTGCGGGGGATGGTCTGCATGGCTGGCTCCTTACTTCGGTTTGCGGGCGCTGACGACGAACGTCTCTTCGGGCTCGTCGCGGCGAAAGATGGCGAGCCATTGCTCGGCCGTCTCGGGCGTGACGTCGCGCGCGATGCGCCACAGGCCGCTCGTGCGGCTCTTGCGCCAAAGGTGAAGAGGTTTCGTCATGGTGGGCTCCGGGTTAGGCGGCGGCGCTCATGGCCGCTTCGATCTTGTGGGCTGCCTTCGCGGCTCCATCGAGAGTCGCGAACGCGCTGCGATAGGTGCGCATGCCGGTATGGCGGCTGTAGACGACGAAGGGACGCTCGCGCACGTTGCGATAATCGGCGGTGTACTTCTCATACGAGATGACGACCGTCGCGTCATTGGCGGTGATGCCGGTGCGGTTGATGGCGATGCCGAGCGCCTTCGCGCGTTCGTCTTGCTGCTGGCGAGCGTCGTCGGTCTTTGCTGCGCGCGGGTGGAAGTAGATCGTCATGTTCGGCTCCGGTGTCTGGTACCGACAAAGCCCGCTTGCGCGGGCTACTGCTTACTGGAGCGTCTCGATCACGGTGTCGAGACGGTTGAATCGATCGCCGCCGGGGTGCGTCAGGCGCACGCGCTCGCCGTCCTCGTGGTTGTGGTGAATCAGGGTGAACGCGACCGAGTAGGCGGTGAGCTCGCTCGCGTCTCGCACGATGGCTCGGCCCGCCTCGGTGACGGTGTATGTGCCGCGCGTTGCGTTCTCTTTGATCTCGATTCGGGTCGATGCCATGTTTTTGCTCCGGTTTGTTAGTGGTTGCGTCGATGTAGTGATATTAGGCGACTAACCAGACGAACGCAAGGGGTTAGAGCAACTTTATTTTACCCCATAGGTATAACTATTGACCCGGCGGAAAGTCGTGATACGGGCTCGGTCGTGACTCGAAAATGGACGTCATGACCTATCAAACCGATTCCGCCTATCAGCTCCGCGACGGTGCGCTCGCGTTCTCGTTCGCTGTGTCATTAACCAATCAGTTAAAAAGCTCAGACGTCGCGCGCGTGCTGGCGAATGCCGATGCGTGCGGGTGGCTCCATAAGAGTGAGCCGGGTGCCTTCTGTGCGCGGTTGGTGGTGGCGGCGGGGGATGAGGCCGTCGAGCTCATGCCGGTGCCCACGGTGGGAGAGATTGCCCATAGGCGGGTGAATCACTTCGAGCCGGTGCGAATGCTCGCGAAGGCTGAGGCGGGCGAATTGCCAGCGCTCACGCCGTATAAGGGAAGCGATGCGGACACGCCGCACATTGGCATTCCCTTCGATTGGTCAGTCCTCGCGCCGAAATATCCGGATATGGCCGTACAGCCGCGTCAAGCCGTCGAGCCGCGCTTCGTGGTGGATGACGCCGGGCGGATTCGGCTAGGGTCAAATTTGACGCCTGAGGCCGAAGAGGGCCATTCCCACAGGGGGGAGATACTCCAGAAGGCAGAGGGGGGCACAGAGGCGATTCCGGCGGGGGCTCGCTGGATCACAGTCCATCCAAACGGCGAAGGCTCCAAGGGTGTGCCGGTGCTCGTGCAGGAGACTCACCACGGCTCGGGGGTGATGCACGTTATCGGTGGTGCGGGTGGGAAGCTCAACTACCTGAAGCTCAAGGGCGTCAAGTCCGAAAGCGAATATCGACAAGAAAGCGCTGAACGACAAGCCGCCAATAGGGAGGCGCGACAAGCTCAGGTCAAGCAGGACAAGCTCAACGGCACGCACGACGCCAAGCAGCTTGCTCGCCAGTCGATAAAGGATCAGAAGCGCCAAGCGGAAAACGACTTCATCTCGACTGTTGCTGAAGCAATGGGATGGGACGCGGGCGCGCTGTCACTGCCTGCTGCTCAGTTGCAAGGCTTGTCCGACAAGGCGGTAAAAAAGGCGTCGGAGGCTTATCACGCCGAGCTTCTGGCGAAAGCGAAGGCCGCTGTCGGTCTCCAGAGACAAGCGCTGTTGGCTGATCCAGAGCAAATCGACAAGGCATTCGGGCCGGACGTGCCGCTTGTCAGTGACGACGCGGCGGTCTTGTCGGTGGCTGATCTTGATCCAGTCAAACCGGTGAACGAGAACGGGCTCGCGCCGGATTTCAAGGTGCGCGCGGAAAAAGCCGGGCTGACCGATGAGGCGCTCGCTGACGAGGTCAAGGAGATTCAGGGCAAGGACGACGTACAGGCGGCCGCCGAACAGAGCGCGCAGGATTCCAAGCAGCTCCAAGCCGAGAAAATCGACGCGGAGATTGCAGCCGCGCAGCTCCAGAAGCCCGATCTGAAGCCGCAAGTCGTCCAGGCGAAACAGGCGGCGGCGCTGCTGGTCGCGCAGAAGAAGTACCAGGCGGTCGTCGCGGCCGCGCGCAAGGCATCGCGTGACGTGGATCAGGCGCGCGACGTCGAGCCGCAGGCGTATGTGCTCGAAGTGCATCCGGCGACGGCTCAGCAGGCGCAAGACGCGCTCAAGGATGAGCTCGCGACGCTGTCCACGCGCTCATTCCTCGCGGAAGTGAGCAAATCGACCGAAGAGACGCTCGGCACGCACGCGGCGGCGGGTGCCTTCAATTCGCTCAATGCGCTGTCTCAGGCGGCCGCAGGCGCGTCGCTCGTGGATCGCTCGGTCGTGGACGTGCTCGGCATGGCCGGGGCCGCTCAGGTGCTCGCGCGTCGCTTGCGGGCGGATCTCGGCGACGATCGCGCCGATGAGATGGCGGAACAGTTCGCCGATTTCCACAAGCAGCGCTATATGACGGTCGCGGGCGCGGCGCTCGATCAGGTCAAGCAGCTTCACGAAGAGGCCGCCAAGCTCGAAATGCAGGCCGCTGACGGGCCGGACGACGTCGTGACGAAGGTCGGCATCAACAAGCGGCGCACAGAGGCGCTCGCGGCCGCCGACAAGGTGCTCGGCATGTCGCTCGGCGAGATGGAAGCCAATGCCGCGCTCGTGGCGGCGATGAAAGAGCGCCAGCGCAACACGCTTACGGTGTCGCTCGGTCGCGCGCCGCTGGAGTCGGCCGTGCGTCAGGTGCGCGCGCTCGGCATGGTGCCGGGCGACTACAAGCTCGAAAGAACCGGCGTGAACGTGTTCCTGTCGCTCAATGCGTCGGGGCTCGACAAGCTCGCGCGCAACGTGGATCAGGAAGGCATCGCGCGGGTGAGGCGCAATCTCGACATCATGGAAGGCAAGCACGACGAGGCGAATTGGTTGCCGCAGGGCTTCGCCGATCGCGCCGATCTGGCGCTCAAGTCCGAGCCGGGCGTCGCGCAACGGCTCGCGCAGCCGTTTGACGGGCACGCGAACGATCTGCAGGCGGCGCTGCGTGACTACATCGGCGGCCGATACGCGGACGGTGACGCGCCCGCCGATATCCTGTCGGACGTCCAATCGGCCGCGTTTTACGACAAGGTCGGGGCCGCGCGCAGCGAAGAGTATCGCGCCGCGCTCGATGCGGTCGCGCCGAACAAGCTCGAAGGCAAGCAGCTCCAGCGCGCCGAGCAGCTCGCACCGCTCTTCGATGGCTACGCTGACGCGTTCGTCGCGTCGCATTGGGGCGGGCAGCGCTCCACGTTGAACGCTCAGACGTTCGACGCCAGCGACAAGGCGCAAGATGCGGCGCACAGGGCGCTCGCGGCGATTCCTGAAGGTGTTGTCGCCTACAAGGCGATCGGCAGCCTCACGCGCGCGGATCGGGCCGCGCTGCGCTCATGGTTTCACAAGAACATCGCGCACGATTCGCCGGAACGCGCCGCGATGCTCGCGCAGTACGACAAGCTCATGCAGGACGAGCCCGAAAAGACGGTCGCGGATATGTTCGGCGAAGAGTCGGAAAATCCGAGCTGGTCGGCGTGGACGTCGGCGCGCGACGAGCTCGCGGGCAACATCAAGGCCGCCGGGCTGACGTGGGACGACTACGCCAAGCAGCTTCGCAGTCAACCGAAGGCGTATGAGGCGGTGCAAGACTTGATCCGCTCGCGCGTGACGGACGAATTCGCGAAGGCATACAACACGCTGCACGCCGACGCGCCGCTCAAGGTCGGCCGCACGGTCATCCGCAACAATCTGAACCATCTTGACGCGGTCGATCCAGCGGCGCGCGAAGAGCGCATCGCGAAGGAAAAGTCGCTCATGGCCGGGCTCCAGAAGGGCGCAGACGGCAAATTCCAGTCGGGCAGCGTGAAGGACAAGCTCGACGCGGTGAAGGAACAGAAGGCCGCGTTCGAACAGGCGCAGATGGGCTTTTTCAGCTCCGACGACGAGCCGGAAGCGCACGAGGACAAGCCGCTCGCGGCCGATGAGCGGCGCACGATCGGGCACGCAGCCGAGAACAAGCTCGCGAGCGTCATTCAGGCGATCGGCGGCGGCTTCAAGCCGGGGCAGCCGGTGAAGCTCTTCCACGCGTCGATGAGCGGGCCGGAAGGCGCCAAGCGGCAGCGCGCTATCAAGATGGTCGGCGCGAACAAGCGCGTCGCGCTCGGCTTCGGTGTCGGCTCGGGCAAGACGGGCATCGGGCTCGGTGCGTTCGCGCAGCTCCACGGCGAAGGCAAGGTCAAGAAGGGGCTATTCGCGGTCCCGTCGATCGTTCAGGGTCAATTCGGCGCTGAAGCGCTGCGCTTTCTGAAGGCGGGCGCGTTCAAGTGGCATTGCGAGCCCGGCGGGTCGCGCGAAAGCCGCATGGCCGCCTACAAGGACGCGGGCAATCACTTCACGGTCGTCACGCATCAGGCGCTTCGCGATGACGTGCTGCACATGGCCGCCGAGCATGACGGCATCACGCCGGAAGCGGCCGCCGAGAAAATGCGCGGCATGGATCGCGCCGAGCGGGCCGCCTACGTGCGCGGCGCGCTCGCAAAGCACGGCATCGACTTCGACTTCATCATGGCCGATGAGGCGCACGGTCTGCTCGATCGCGAGGGGAAAGAGGATTCGACGCTGTCGCACACGGTCGCGGCGCTGACCGATAAGCACGGCGACGCCGAGCCGTATTACGTCCACGCGACGGGCGATCCAGTCAAGAATGACGCGTCCGAGATTTTCAGCCTGCTTCAGAAGATGGACCCGGCGCGCTACAACGATCGCGGCGCCTTCATGCGCATGTATGGCGGCGATACGATCGCGGCGAAGGACGGGCTCAAGCGCGAGATGGCGCGGCATCTCTACACGGCAAGCATCAAGCCGGACGTGCCGGTCACGCGCAGCGAGGCGCACACGGACCTATCCGACGCGCAGCACGCCGCGCTCAAGACGCTCGACTCGAATCTCGGCAAGGTGAAAATCAGCCGCCTCATGGGCGATCTGGACGTCGGCGCGGTCAAGGCGCTCGCGCCGCACATGTTCGACGGCGTGCCGGACGATCAGCACGAGGCGATCGCGCGCGAGCTCGGCAAGTCCGCCGGTCTGCTGCGCAATGCCGCCGAGCGATCCATCATCTACGATCATCCGCAAGCCGCCGGTCTGGATCGCGTCGCGCAAGAGGCGGCGAAGCGTAAGGGCAAGCCGGGCGTCGTGTTCGCCACGTCGCGCCGCGCCGTCGAGAATCTGCGCAAGCGGCTCGAAGCGGAAGGGCATCGCGTGGTGACGATTACGGGCTCGGATTCGAGCGCGGACAAGGCCGCCAAGATTCAGGCGTTCAATCCGGATAGCGGCGAGCGCAAGGCCGATATCGTGGTCTGTTCGGACGCGGCCGCCACTGGCGCGAATCTCCAGTCGGGTAACTGGCTCGTTAATTACGACACGCCCGACACGGCGATGGTGCACGCGCAGCGGCAGGGACGGATTAACCGAATCGGACAGAAGAACGCGATCGAGCTGATCGACCATGTGCCGCGCCATGCGTCGGTGTCGAAGGCGCGCGAGCGGCTGGCGAAGAAATACGTCTTGCGCGAGCTCATGACGTCGCCGCTCGAAGGCATGGACGATACCGGGCTCGCGTCGTTCCTGCACGCGAAGAAGGTAGACGAAGAGCAAGCGTCGCTCTTCTGATTCACTTTACCGGCACTTTACCTATCAGGTAAAATGCCGGGCATGAAAGCTATCACATTCGGCTCGGTGTGCAGCGGCATCGAAGCCGCTTCTGTGGCGTGGCATCCGATCGGCTGGCGGGCATCGTGGCTCAGTGAGATTGAGCCGTTTCCGAGCGCGGTGCTCGCGCACCATTACCCGAACGTGCCGAACCTTGGCGATATGACCAAGATCGCGGCGCGCGTCGCATCAGGCGAGCTCCACGCGCCCGATGTGCTAGTCGGTGGCACGCCATGCCAAGCATTCAGCGTCGCCGGTCTGCGCAAGGGTCTATCCGACGCGCGCGGTCAACTCACCCTGTCTTACGTCCATCTCGCCAATGCCATTGATTCAGCTCGATCTGTTCGCGGAGAGCAGCCCGCCGTCCTCGTATGGGAAAACGTGCCCGGCGTCCTCAATAGCGCCGACAATGCCTTCGGGTGCTTTTTGGGAGCGCTTGCCGGGGAAGATTGCGAGCTCGTCCCGTCAGGGCGCAAATGGTCGAACGCTGGTTGTGTGTATGGACCCGAAAGAACAGTCGCGTGGCGAATCATCGACGCCCAATATTCAGGAGTGGCCCAACGACGCCGCCGTGTGTTCGTTGTCGCAAGTGCTCGAAAAGGATTCGATCCATCCACGGTACTTTTTGAGTTCGACGGTGTGCGCCGGGATACTGCGCCGCGCCGAGACGCGCGGCAAGGCGCTGCCGGAACCGCTGCGAATGGCGCTGGAGCGGGGGACTCAGTAGTTTGCGTATTCGATCCGAACCAAGTAACGAACGTCCACAACCGCAGCAAGCCGACGCCTGAGCTTGCACACACTTTGCCCGCTTCCGTCAAGCCTCCGGTCGCATACTCGGTCGCGCTGCGCGGGCGAGAAGGCGGCGCTACTGCCGAGCTTGGCGGCGACATAGCCGGGTGCCTTCGAGCGTCAACCGGCGGCGGCGACAAGCCGCATGTGCTGTCGAGCATGGCCGTGCGCCGCCTCACGCCGATCGAATGCGAGCGGCTGCAGGGCTTCCCGGATGGCTATACGGCGATTCTGGTGAGGGGCAAGCCCGCTGCCGATGGTCCGCGCTACAAGGCGCTCGGCAATAGCATGGCGGTGCCGGTTATGGCGTGGATCGGTCGGCGGATATATGCCGCATTGACTTGACAAACCGGGCCGCCTCAGTGCGGCCCGTTCGCTATTCGCGAATCACGAATTGTCGTCTCAGAGCGGCAAGACGTTGTCAAGCGTCGGGCACAGTATCGCCGAATTTAGACGCGACGAACGCGCGCATGGCGGCGATGAGAAGCGTCGGTCCTACCTGAACGTGATTCATCTCGGGATTGCCGCCTTCGGGGCCGTCGTCGCAATACCACGCCTCCCACGGCTGATCCTCCCATGAGGAAAGCCCTTTGTGCACGCCTACGTGCGCATTGCGCCCGCGATCGCGCCAGCCGATTGCAGCGCGCTCGATGATTGGGCCGCCGTCGCTCCATGTAGTCGAAGGCGAAAACACGCCGTACAGGTCCGGTCCCCAACGAATCAGCTTGCGCGGCTCGCTGCCGGGTTCGTCGCCGATCCATTTGTCGTCGGTGAGCCATGCCGTGTTTTCGCGCGCCTTCGCGAATTCGGCCGCTGGCACAATAGTCGCACCGTCTGCCTTCGCGACCCATAGATCCAGCATGACGCCGGTAAGCTCAGAGACTTTCATCGGGAACCTTCGGGCCGTATTTGTGGGAAACAATCATGCGCATGGCGGCTTCGAGATGCGTCTTGCCGCTTTGCATATCGGTGCGGTCCCACACGAACGCCCTGTAGAAGCGTCCGACGTAGGGCTGGCCGGGCGTGCCTCTCGGCGAGTCGCAAAGCACGAAGCCGATTTCATGCTTCTCGATCAGCGGGCCGCCGTCATGCCAGCGCGCCGAAGGAATATAGCTCTCGTGATACAGGCGCGGGATAGGGCCGCCGTGCGATCGCGTGATGATCGCGTGCGTCTTATCTTCGCTCAGCCGCACGGTCAAGCCTTCGGCCTTCGCGACCCAATAGTCGAGCATTGCGCCCGAAATTTCATCGACTCTCACCACTGTCCTCCCAATCCGTTGAGTTTGTGAAGCACGCCGCGCGCGTTGAAGTTGCACGCGTAGGCGCCGTGTTCGTTGCCTTGCGCGCGGTATCGATGCACGTCGCGCGCGAGATTCGTGAGATAGGCGCGCTGCGTGACGCGCGTCCATGCGTCGAGCTCGGGCTGCGTGGCCGGAATCTCGACTTCCTCGATCGCGAAGAGGTCGCCTGTCATGCCTTCTTCGCCTCGCGCCGACGCAGTGCGATCGCCTTGTTGACGAGCCCGCGCCCGAATCCGTCAGTCGGGAAAATCGCCTCGCTGCAATGCGGGCAGTAGGGAACCATCGTGCGGCTTCGCCACGCCTTTTCGACGTCCTGCGCGGCCTTCGTATGGATCGACTTTTCGGCGGCTTCCTTGAGCGCTTCCTCGCGGCGTATGAGGGTGTCGCGCTCGCGGCGGAATGCGTCGAGATAGTGATTCAGCGTCCACCATGCGCTGAGCTGCTTCTTGCAGTCGTCGCAATGGATCGTCTCGCCGTTGCTGTCGAGCGTGATGCGCATATGTCTGCACTCGGGCGACGGCCGATAGGCGCGCGTGTCGCGCGTTATGCGCATCTCTTCGATGTTGATGACGTTGTTCAATCCTTCTCCCACTTGCGCGAGTGCGTGACGAACTTCACTTCTTTGACGTTCAACAGGCTTACGGGCACGCCCTTCGTGCGCATGTTGCCGAGAATCTGCTTTCCCTCGCGCACGGCTTGCGCTGCAAGCGCGTCGAACGTCGATCCCGAATCCCACGTATCGACGGTGACTTCGACTTCGCATATGAGTCGGACGGTCGTGCTCATGCGTGGATCTCCGTCAGCTCGGCGATCGCCGCGCGCAGCACGAGCGAGCCGCTCGGAATGTTCTCGCACAGATAGTCGGCGGGGTCGCGCGTTTTGCCTTCCCTCACGTAGCATCGTTCAATGTCGGCGGCCGTCGCCTCGCGCAGCTTGAGCGTCACGCCGGGGCAGACGTCATGCCACCATCCCAAGCTCTCGCGCGGAATGTCGAACTCCATCTGCTCGCGCGTTTTGAGCGTCGCGCGGTAGAGCTTCGGCTTCGGCGCCTCGAAGCGCTGCCAGTGCGTGATCGACACGTTTTGAAGGCCCGTATGCGCCTCAATGAATTGCTCCATCTCCTTGACGTGCTCGACGTGAGTGAGAGGGCCGTCACGGCTGATCTGAGCGTTTCCGTGCGTCAGTATTGCGTCGTCGGCGGCGACGTAGGATACGAAATAGTCGATGCTCATAGTGCGCGAGTCTCCAGTGCTTTAAGCGCGCGGGCGCGCATGGTTTCGACTTCTCCGACCGTGGGGCGTCGCGAGTCGGCGAAGTGCAGATTGCCGTTCTCGCGCGCCGGGATATAGACGTCTGATTGCGTGCGCGTGTCGGCGAATTGAACGAGCCCAAGCATGACCGGCTCGCGCGGGATGATGAGCGTATGCACTTCGTCGGGCTCAACCCAATACGATTCGCGGATATAGTTGCCCGCCTCATGCAAGCGGCTGCTGCGCACGGCGATTTCGCAGTCGTCCTCGTTGTGCATCGCGCGCGTCTCTGCCTTGTAGCTCCAGCGCTCCCATGCGCCGAACGCGTTGCGCTCGACGTGGAATCGCGCATGCCGTAGTTCGCCCGCGAGCACGATCGTATTGAACGCATAGCGGTGCGAATGCGGCGCGACGAGAAACTCGCCGGGCTGCTTGCCGGTGCGCGCCGGGTCGATGAAATAGAGCTTGGCGGTGAGCGCGTCCGTGCGGTGCAGGCACAGATAATCGAGCCCTTCGACGTGGTGATTGATGGTCGAGTGCGGCACGGCGGCGGCCGCGTCGAGCTCGGTCAAGAGCTGCTTGAAGAAGCGTTCGTTCATGGGCGGGTTTATTGTTGTGAACCCGTCCATTTTACCTAAGAGGTAAATTATTTACCAGTGGAGCCGCGTTGCTTTTCCATCGCATCGGCGAGCGCGATCACGTCCTTCATCTGCTTCGCGTCGATGCGCATGCGCAGCTCCACGTCCACGCCGAGCATGTCGCTGAAAACCTGCGCGAGCGCGTTCGATGCCTCGTGAATGTCGTCCAGACCGGCGTTCGTGCGGTGGATCAGGCGCGCGACTGCGACCGAAAGCCGCCGCTTGTTGGCGATTGCGTTGCTCATGCTGTCCCTCCGGTGGCCTTGGCGATTGCGGCGCGGGCTTTCTCTTTGAATTCGTATCCGTACACGTCGGATACGAGACGATCGCCAATCATGAAAACTTCCTGCAGCGCTTCAAGCAGTTCGGGCGCGGCGGCGATTAGCGCGGCATTGGCTCGCGTTTCTTCGACTTCGCGCTCATGCTGGTCGTCATAGCCCGCATTCATCACATTTGCGATCTTGAAACGCCTGCCGAGCCGGGTGCCGCGAATTCGCACATAAGGGTTATCGCATTCCTCGGGAAGTGCAGTCCACGGTCCCGGTGTGTGTTTGTGCTTACTCATGCCGTCCTCGGAAACACGTTGTGAAAGTTCATCGCGTTCTGGCTGTTGAGGTATTCGCCGCCGGGCTGGAACGCCGTCGCCGGGAGATTCGCCTTCAACCACGCTTCGATCATCTGGTGATCCACGACTTGACTCGTCGGATCGATGAAAAGCAGCTTGTGCCCGTCGATCTTGTGGACGAAGAGACTGAGCACGACCGGGCGGCCGTCGAGCTTTCCGATCGTCGGCAGATAGCCGCCAAGCCCTTGCTCCCACGTCTTGCCGCGCTTCTCGTGCCACTCTTTCCAGAGGCACATCGATTCATACGAGTTCGCCTCGACCACGCCGACGACGCCTTCGAAAAAGTCCGCGAATCGGCTCATTCGTCCCTCGCTTTCAGCATGGCATCGGCCAACTCATAGGCGGTAATCGCGAGCCCTTCGTTCAATGCTTCGTACCGCCCTTGCATATCGATATGCGAACCGACGCGAGCGATTAGCGCGGGGAGCGCCTTCGCCGCGAAGTAGTCACGCAGGGTTGCGCCGTTTGCGTGCGCCCAATTCGTGTGTTCAAGATCGACGTGTGAGTGCGCCAGTGGAAATGCCGGGCCGCCGTTGTTCTTTTCGCTCATGCCTTCTTTTCCTTCTTTTGTCGGATATTCTTCGCGATGCACTGCGCGGTGGTCGTCGCGTAGACGAAGCTGTTCTCGGCGATGCTGGCCGCCTCTTCAAGCGCCGCGTCGCGCGCAAGATGCGCGAAGGCGCGCGCGTCCTTCAGTTGCGTCTCCAGCGTGCGAATCTGCGCCTGCAGGACGGCTTCGCGGTCGATCGCGTCGTCGGCATAGACGTATGCACCATCGGCCGCCGGAATGCGCTCGTGCGCATCGTTTGGGTCGATATCGAAGCGCTCGAATTGGAATGTCTTGCTCATTGCTTCCTCGATTTGACGAGCGTTCGCCGCCCGTCGTAGTGGAATCGCTGCTTGCCGAACGTCATCACTTCGCAGTGGCGCTCGACAAGCCAGAGATAGATGAACGCGGGAAGAAGCCGCGTCCACGCTCTCATTCAGGCTCAACCTTCGTGAACGTGCGGTGGATGATCGTGCGCGGCTCTTCGGTCACGGTCACGTCGTAGGCTTCTTCGATCCAGTCGATCGCCTCGGGCTCGGCGTGCTTTCCGCCGCCATACCAATATGTCCAACCGATCCATGAGCCGTCGAGATACTGCATCGCGACCGATTGCGACTCGTAGTAGCTCAGGCCGCGCCCTTGCCACTCGACCGGCACGTCCGTCTCATGCTGGCCGCCGCGCAGCTCGTTCTTCGCGTCTTGAAGCTCCCAATCCTGATTATTCGCCTCGAAGAGCTCGTCCACGTTCTCGGCGGTCACTTCTTCGGTGAGCGGCTCGATGTACTTCATCTCGACGGCTTTCAGCAGGATCAGGTGCTTGAGCTTGTGCTCGGCGTTCATCTTCGTTGCTACGGTCATGCGGTCCTCTCAATAGGCTGAGCCGGGCTGTCCGGGCTCGTTGGAATCGGTACAGGTGTTGCGGTGGTCGTTCGCGTGCGGGCAGCGCTTATTACTGCACTTCGCGCAGACGATCATTCGCGTCATTTCGACGGGCATTGCGCCGAATCCGGTATCGACCGTCTTGCCCTTCAGGCACGCGCGGCACTCGCACGGCGTCGTCGGCGCGAAAACTTTCGTGAGCGCGGCGCGCAGCTTCTCTTGCTGCTCGGGCGTCATGCCGGGCTTCGGCGTGCCGTCCGCATTGAAGCAGTAGAACCCGCCTTCGCATCCGATCGACGCGCAGCCGCCGGGTTTGCAGTCCGGCACGAGGAACTCGCGCATCTGACTAATCGTGTCGCCGCTCGCATACTTCATCGAATGGCAGTTCCCGCATGTGCCGGGGTCGTGCGCCATGATGCTGTCGCCGCAATCGACGCACTCGGGCCGCGCGGCGGCCGCCTCGACGCGCGACTTGTGGAACGCATCGGCGTACTCGCGCATCTGATCCATCGTGTAGAGCGCGTCGGCTGGCGGATGCGCATAGAGCTCGTGGCGGCCCTTGCCGAGCGTCGCGCGGCCGTGCTCGTTGAGCGACATAAACGAGATGCCGGTCAGACTGTCGCCGGGCTTCGTGATGGTCACGCCTGCGACCGGCTGCGAGCGCTCATGCGCCGCTGTTGCGATCGCCGCATCCTTGCGGATCGACTCGGCAAGCGAAAGCTCGCCGGTCAGAACGCTTCGCGCACCGTTCGGCTCCCATACGCCGCCGACTGCGACGACGAACGCGGCGAGCTGCTTGTTCTCTTCGCGCAGTCGCTCCAGCTCAGCGCGCGCCGCGTCGCGGTCATCGAGCGCATGGCTCCATGATCCAGCGGACCATTTCGGGTGTTGGCCGATCTCGCGCGCCTCGTCGGTCGTCACGTTGCGAAAAACGGCGGTGAATACCTTGTCGGTCATGCTGTTTTCAATCCTCCGATTGCCTTGATTACCCATGAGATAGCGGTGTGTGCGCGCTCGTTCGACTCGCTCGTCCAATGTGCGGATTCATTCATGGCCGCGCCGATCGCCTCGTCAAGCGCCGCGTTGCGTGCGCCTGCGGTGTCGGGCGTCGGGCGCTTGTTCCACGCGACGATCGCCGCGCCTTCGTCCTTCATCAGCGGGCCGCGCGCGAAGCACGTACCGCAAAGCCCTTGAAAGTAGCTGCCGACGCGCGAATAGCCGCCGCGCCGCTTCTCGGTGATTCGTGCCTTCCCTTGGCAGTGCGGGCAGGGCAGAAGTGTGATCGTCGTCATGCTTTTTCCTTCGCCGCGTTGTGCTCGGCGATGATCTGATTGCACTGGTCGATGCACTCATTGCAGATAGCGGTGTCGCGCTCGCCCGCGATGATCTTCTCGACTTGCTCCTGCGTCTTGTTGCAGAAGTCGCACATGAAAAACTTGCCCCACTTCTCGGGCGGAATCGGCGGAACGGGCTTCACGTCTCTCAGCAGGCGGCAATTCGGCGCGTCGGTGCCCTTGTAGACAACGTCCACGAATACGCGGTGATAGACCGGATTGCCTTCGAGACTTCCCTCGACGTGATAGCCGGTCACGGTGCACATGACGAGCCCCGACGAGTTGGTATCGATAAGCACGTCGGTGCCGACCGGCGGCAGCCCCTTGCCGTCCCATGACGGCGTCGGTTCGATTGCGCGTGCGCTCATGGTCATTCGCTTTGCGTAGTGATGGATTCGACTTTGTGCCGCGTGCAGTTCTTGCCGCAGTTCTCGGTGTATGAGCGATCGGTCTGCACGGTGCTGTTCGGGCAGCGCGTGAAGTAGTGCCATTCGCCCGTCTTGAACGCGTACACCTTGCATCCGTCAGCTTCGCGAATGACGTGCGGCGTGCGGTCGGCGCGATCCTGCGCTTCGTGCCTTTCTTGAATCTCCTTGGCGGATTCGGAGAAAAACATAAAGTAGATGAAGCCAGCGGCAGCGGCGAGTCCAATGAGCCATTGAATAAGCGTGATGACGCGGATCATTCCGAGCGCTCCCGCTTGCGCCACGTCTTGACGCGCGCGACGTGATTGCCCATTGCGAACGGCGGCACGCTCACGCGCTCGACCGTTGCGAAGATGCTGCGCTTCTCGAAGTCCTCGATCAGCTCTTGCAGTTGGCGGCCCGCGTCGGACGGCTTCAGCGGGCGGTCGCGCTCGGCAGCCTGTTCCATGCGCCAGAGCGCGAGAACCTTCGCGAAGCGCTGCGCGAGCGGCAGATCCAGAATGCGCTGCTGGCACGTCTCGACTTCATACTCGCGCATATGCGAGCCGTGCAGCACTTCGAGCGGGGAAAGCTCGTTGAGCGAGTCATCGGCCGTGACGAGAAATTGATAGTCGAATCGCATGCGCAAGTCGCTCATCTGAAGCGTCTCGACGTCTTTCGGCACGCGCTTGCGCTTCTCTGCCTCGATCGCGTCGATGCTCTGCACGAGCTCGCGAAGGTGGCCTTGCCATTCCGGCGGGAAAGCGTCAGTCGGCGGCGGCGTCAGGCCGGTGAGCCTGCCGATGAAGGTTGCGATCGCGCCGACGAGCGCGGGATTCAGGTCGTCGGGGAATGCCGGTTCGTTGTTCTGGTTCATGTTAGCTACGTGCGAAGGCAAGTGAAGAGCGCCGCGTGATACGGCGCTCGCAGTGTGTTCAGTTGGAGTTATTGCCCATTTGAGAGAACAGGCGCTTTCCCGCTGCGGTGATGGTCACGCCGTCAGCGCGATAGAAGCGCATCTGGCCGTTCGCCCACGTGACTTGAAGGTTCGGCTCGACATACTTGTAGCAGCCGAGCATGACGGCGTTTCCTTGCGCGTCCGTGATGGCCGCGCTGAGTCCATCCATGCGCTTGAGCTTCGGAAAGCCGGTGATCTTCGAGCACGCCATATCCGAGAACTGGATAAGGCCGCCCGCCTCATTGTTGGCGTACATCAGGAACTCGGCGTGTGCGGTGGCCGCGCCGATTGACAGAAGGGATGCGACGAGAACTGATAGCGTTTTTTTCATTTGATTTCCCCCGTGAAGTGGTGAGAGGATATTAGCCGCCTAACCGTAGTGAAGGCAAGCGTTTTATTTATCTATCGGGTAAACCTATACAGGGGAAACGTGGGGATTGCTACGGCTTCGGCGGTGCGCCGAGCTGGTCGATCAGACCGAAAATGATCGCATCCGCCTGCGAGCGGCTCGCCTCGGGTAGACGATGCACGCGGCCGTCCTCGTCTAGCTCGCCTTCGATGGCTTGCGCCTTCAGGAGCGCGGCGTAGAGCTCGAATTCCCATCCGCTGTTGCCGTAGGGGCGCTTCCCGCTGAATCCTTCGCCGTCATTCCAGAGCGTCCAAAGGAGCTTCACGAGATATTCGCGGATGGTCAGATCGCGATCCAAGTCCTCGGAAAAGAAAACGAAGTCCAGCAGCTCGGGCTTCTCGCAAGGTGTTGGCGCGGGCACATAGCGCACGCCGTCGATGACTACGTTCATAGTGTTGCCTCAGGTGGTTGCGGCGCGCGCTTGACGCCGCTCGTTGAGATTGTCGGAAAGCCATTGCTCGGCGTCGTGCGGGCTGCCGAGCTGGCCGGTGACGATGCGGCGGCGGTTCATTGCGCCCGCCTGCCGCCATGTTATTTCGACGGCGCCCGCCGCGACGGCGAGCGAGCGCTTGCTCAGTGCAATGTCGTAGTGGCTGCCGCTGACGGTTTTCTTCGCCGGGTCTTGCCACCATCGACGCGCCACGCCGATCGTGTCGGCCATTGCGTGCAGCTCGTCGTCCGAGTCGGCGAGCATGTGGCACATGACCATGCGGCCAAACTTCGCCTTCATATCATCGACATAGACCGTCATACGACGAGCTTCCGCTTGGCCGCGCGCCGCGCGCGCTTCTCTTCGGCCGCCTTCATGCGCTCGCGGTCCTCGTCGGTGATAACCTGCGCGCGCTCGGCCGTCTTTCGCTGATCCAGCTCGTAGAGCGCGTCGATGCTGACGTTCACGCCTGCGACGGCGAGCGCCGACGCGAGCACGGCGAGACGCGAGCGGCCGAGCCGGGAGCGGGCCGGGCTGCCGCCTACGATGACGACGTCTTTCATGCGCTGTCCCTCTGCATCAGGCTCATGAGGGTGTCGCGATAGTCGGCTGCCGTGATGCAATGCACGAGTGCCGTCGCGATGCGTGCCGGGCGCGATGCCGCCTGCTCGATCCAGTAGCGGAAGAGCGCGCCGTCGAGCTCCGCGCCTCGCTCCAGTGCGGGCGTGTAGCGGGCCGCGCGCTTGCGAAACTCATGAATGTCCGAGCGCGAGCTTTTCAGCGCCTCGCTGAACGATTCGCGAGCGTCCGTCAGGCGCTCTTCCGCCTTGTCTGCTGCGTCCTTGTCATCCGCCTCTTCGACCGCCAGCGTCGCATCGATCAGCTCGCATGCGCAATCGATGAAGCGATCCGTGCCCGCCGCGAGATACTCGGCGTGCTCCAGAATGCGCGTCGTCGGATACGCGTCGGCCGCCTCGCGCACGAACGTGAAGCTGCCGCGCCAGCTCTCCAGCGTGCGCGTCCACTGGCGCCCGTCCGGGCCGCGATAGAACACGGTGCGTGGGAATTTCTCGGCCTTCTCGGCGTCGGGCTCGCTCGTCAGGCCGATGACGATGTATTCGTCGCCGCCGCGATGCTTCCACGTCGAGCCGGGCGTCGGGAGTCGTTGTAGTTCGCTCACTGCTGTGCTTCCTCTGCGATTCGCTTGATTCGCCGCAAGTCGGCGAGTTTGTTTTTCCAGCCCCGATGATCGGTATTCGTGCCGGTGATGGTGACTGTCGCGCCGTAGAACCGATAGACGTCGTGCCTGCCGTGGCGCACGAACGTGCCATGCGCCTTCAGAAGCGCCGTCACGGCCGCCTTGGGGCAACTCATGCCAAGAGCCCAGAAAACGGCGTCACGGTCTGTTTGCGCGCCTTGGCATTGATGACGAGCCGCATCTTCTTGCGATACTTCTCGCTCGCCTTCTTCGGGTTGAATTTGGGCTCGGGCGCGTCCTTCTTGTTGCCGATCGCGAAAACCGGCCTGTGCTTGCCGGCGCCTTCGGGTGCAATCCAACGGCTCACGTAGATGATCTTCGCCAAGCGGAATTCTCGAAGCCGATTGCGCACGGTGCGCTCCTTCAGATTGAGCGCCACGCGCAGATCGCGATTCGTCGCCTCGCCTCCCTCGGCGTCGGCGATCGCCTTCAGCATGAGCGTCTGAGTCGGGTGAAGCGGCTTCTCGGTCGGCTTCGTCTGAGCGCGCTTGTGCCACTCGGTGAGCGAGATGACGAAGGGCGTCTCGCGCGGGCGGCGCACCATGACGTAGCGATCGCGCACCACCATGCAGACGACCGGGCCGATTTCATCGACGTAACGCGCACGCTGGCGTGGCGGGCGAAGTTCTAAAACGGACATTACTGGTTCCTTCTCGGTGAATTTCTACCGCTTCGGTAGATTTACCTGAAGGATAAACTATTTTCCTTGCCTTGTGGGTACTTGGTGAGGAAAAATAGCGCCCATGACGAATGAACGCTACACCTTGCATCACGGCGACTCCCTTGCTGTGCTTGCCTCACTGCCTGAAAACTCGGTCGATTCGATCGTCTGCGACCCGCCCTATGAGCTCGGCTTCATGGGTAAAGCGTGGGATAAAACCGGCATCGCGAACAACGTCGATCTGTGGCGCGCGGCGCTGCGCGTGCTCAAGCCCGGCGGGCATCTGCTCGCGTTCTCGGGATCGCGCACGTATCACCGCATGGCATGTGCTATTGAAGATGCGGGCTTCGAGCTGCGCGATCAAATCATGTGGGTCTACGCGACGGGCTTCCCGAAGTCGCGCAATCTTGGCGAAGGGCGCGGCACGGCACTCAAGCCCGCGCACGAACCGATCTGCGTCGGACGCAAGACGCCCGAAGGCACGGTCGCGGCGAACGTCGAAAAGCACGGTCCCGGCGCGCTCTATATCGATGCGTGCCGCGTCGGCGACGATGTGCGTCACGAACGATTCACTTCGTTCGCTGCCTGTCATGGCAACTCGTTCGGCGCTCCCGGTACAGCCGAAGCGCGGCGCGGCACGCAGGGCGACGCGAAGGAATACGTCGGCCGCTGGCCCGCGAACGTCATTCACGATGGATCGCCGGAAGTCGTCGCGCTCTTCCCTGAATCGAAAGGGCAGCGCGCCGCTGTGAGCGGCAACGAGCCGAGCTCGAAAACGAACAACGTATTCGGCAAGTTCGACGGCCGCCCGGCGACTGCGCCGCGCGTGGATCTCGACACGTCGGCCGCGCGCTTTTTCTACTGTCCGAAGGCGTCGCCCGCCGACCGTCACGAAGGGCTCGATCGGCCCGGCCCGCAATTCAAGAAAGGCACGACGCTGCGCAAGGTGCAAGTCGCCGCCGCCGCTGGCGAGCTCACCGGTAACACGCATCCGACCGTGAAGCCGACCGAGCTCATGGCCTATCTGTGCCGCCTTGTGACGCCGCCGGGCGGAACCGTCCTTGATCCATTCATGGGCTCGGGCTCGACTGGCAAGGCCGCGATGCGCGAAGGCTTCAACTTCATCGGCATCGAGCTCGAAGCCGCGTATGTGGCGATCGCCGACGCGCGCATCAAGCACGAGCTGCTCAAGCAAGCGCCGCCGCCCGCCGACGAGCGCCAGCTCGATCTGCTTTCCTCCCTTTCCGGCTTCTGACCCATGACCGAACAGATCCATTCCCTCATGCGCGAGAACGCCCGCCAGCTCGCGCACTCGCGCGCGCAAGGTGCGCAACTGCGCCGCGCCGCGCAGGCCGAGCTCGCGCAAGTCGAAGCCAAGCTCGAATCGATGGCGCCCGGCGGCGTCGTCGCGGACCCGGCCCGTCGCGATGAATACATGACGCTCGTCACGCAGCGCGATCAGCTTCGGCGCGCGGTCGCGTGATGGCGTTCGTTTTTTTCATGTTCGCCCTCGTCGCGCTGCTGGTCGATTGCCCGTGGTTCGCGCTGCTCTTCGCCATTTTCATGATTAATTCAATCTGATGATCCATCTCCATCTGACGTTCGCGCAAATGTGTTTCTGGATGATCGTGTTGCACATGGTCGCCGACTATCCGCTGCAAGGCGACTTTCTCGCGACCGCGAAGGATCGCAACACGCCGCTCGGCAAGCTCTTCTGGCCGCACGCGCTCGGCGCGCATTCGCTAATCCATGCGGGCTTCGTCGCGCTCGTGACGGGCTCAATAGTGCTCGGGCTGGCTGAAGCAGTCATTCATGCCGTGACCGATTTTTGTAAGTGCGAGAAACGAATCTCGCTCAACGTCGATCAGGCGATTCACTTCGCCTGTAAATTCCTTTGGGCCGCGATCGCGGCAGGAGCTCTGTAATGAAAAAACTGTTCTACGGTGTCTTTCTCGTCGTGGCGCTCGCCATGATGGCATTCAACGTCTACACGGCCGCTCAGGACGTGCAGGCGGCTCGCGGCTGGCCCGCAACGTTTCACGCGCTCATGACGCTGCTGTGGCTCGTCTCGGCGCTCGACGCCGTGGGCGCGCTCGTGCCGCGCTTCAAGACATGGATGAAGGCACGATGGCGCGCGCTGCAGTTCGTGCTCGATGAATACCGCCTGTATCGCGAGATTTGCTATGCGAGCGCCTTCGTCATTCCGGTGCTTGCCTTGCCTCTATTGGCCTTCGCCGTCGTCGTAGTCGCGCTTCTGACGCCGTTTCATTACGCCTATTGCTATGTGCGTGACGAGTGGATCAGTACACGCAATGCCCGACGTGAAATGGAGCGCAGCTATCGAATCAGCCGCGAAGCGTTCGCCAGAGCCAAGGCCGCCACAAGCGACGTGCTCCCGAAAGCCGCCACAAGCGCCTAAACGCTCACCGCGCAGAAACAAACCCGCTACGGCGGGTTTTTTTACGCCCGCAAAAAGTCGTGACGACACGATGGGCGCATGACGAATGCAGCCGATCAATCGCTTCTCGACGCGCTTCCCGCGTACCTGAGCATCTCAGACATGCTCAAGGCGACGCCTATCACGGAAGGCGCCGATCGCTTCATCTATCTCGAAGCATCGAACGAGACGACCGACCAACAAGGCGAAGTCGTGCTCGCGAAGGCGCTTTCGGATTCGGCCGCGTACTACCTGAAGTTCGGCAATCTCGATATCGACCACTTCACGCAGATCGGCGCGAAGCAGGGCATCCCCAATTACGAGCTATTCGAGATTGGGCGCCCGGTCGCCGTGCGTGCGGAGAAAGGCGCGACGTTCGTGAAGGGGCAGATTTACGCGGGCACTGGCGCAGCCGCCGAGAAGGCGAACGCGTTTTGGGCTTCGCTCACTGAGCTCAATCCGCCCGCGCGCTGGTTCCCGTCTGTGGGCGGCGCCATTCAGGAAAAGGAAGTCGGCATCGACCCTGCGACGAAGGCTCGTCGCGCGCTCATTCGAAAAGTCCGCTGGACAAACATCGGCTTCAGCAAAACCCCCGTCAATCCCAATCTCGCGACCGTCAGCACGGTTCCGTTCGGAGCACTCACGAAGTCGTGGGGCTCGGGCGGCTTCGATCTGACGAAGGCGCTGAGCGCGGGTTACGGCACAGATTCCGCGTCGCTCACTGGTGGAGCGGCGATGCGAGTGCAGTCACTCGATCGCACTTTGCACTCGTATTGGGATATGCGCGATCACGTCGCGAAAAAGATTCTCAAGGGCGCGCTCAAGCCGCGCGCTGACGAGATCCATCGCGAAGCTCAAACGCAATTCGGTTTGTCCGCTGACGAAGCGGGCGACTTCGCCGAACGGTTTTTGGGTGACTTGGAACACAACCTTAAGGAGAGGAAATGAGTTTCAAAGCTCTGTTGGAGCGTTTCGAGACGCTGCAAAAGTCGCTTCCGGCCGAAGGCTCGGAGGACGACGACAAGATTGCGGCCGCTGCCGCCGCGTCGGGTGACACGCCCAACGGTGACGACAACGGCGAAGGCGGTGAAGGTCTGTCCGCTGGCGAGGGCGAAGGCGAAGGCGAAGGCGAAGGCAATGAGCCGATGAGCAAGTCGTTCTCGATCACGCTGGACGACGGCACTGTCATCGACGCGCAAGACGGCACGGCGCTCGTCAAGTCGCTGACCGAACAAGTCGGCGCGCTGCAAGGCCGCATCGACGCACAAGTTTCGGAAGGCGAAACGATGGCGAAGGCGCTCGAAGCCGCCTGCGGCGTTATCGAAAAGCAAGACGCGATGTTCAAGTCGCTGTCGGCAAAGGTCGATGCGCTTTCGAAGCAAGGACGTGGCCGTGCATCGGTCGTGAACGTCAACGAAAAGCCCGCTGCTGCCGCCGTCACGAAGCCCGCAGTCGAAGGCGTGAAGCCCGACGACTTCATGGCGAAGGCGATGGACAAGTTCAACGCTGGTGCTCTCACAGGTCGTGACGTTGCAATTGCTGAAAACGCACTTGCAGTCGGGCGCGCTGTTCCGGCCGAGATCGTTTCGAAAGTTTTGTCCTAATTCAAGGGGATTTTGAATGATTAACCCGGCAATCCTGCAAGGGCTTCAAAGCGGTCAAGTCGTTACCGGCGACATGACCTCGACGGACGCCGAAGCGCTGCAAAAGGCGCTCTCGTCCGGCTACGGTACCGACGTTTCGACGCTGACCGGCGGCGCTGCGCTGCGCATTCAGTCGCTCGACAAGACGATGAAAACCGTCATTCAAGAGAACAAGCACTTCGTTCTCTTTAACGAACTCGCCAAGTCGAACGCGACGGCGACCGTTGACGAATGGACCGAACAGTCGGGCGTGGGCGGCTTCCTCGGCGGCTCGACCAACACCGAACTCGGCGGCATCAATCAGGCAACCGGCCAGTACGCACGTCGCGTCGGCATGGTCAAGTTCCTGATGACCCAACGCCAAGTTTCGTTCGTGCAGTCGATCACGAACAACATCGTGGAAGCTGAGGCAGTCGAAGCCCAAAACGGCGCGCTGCAACTGCTGACCGATGCGGAATACCTGTCGTTCGAAGGCGATTCGACCATCGTTCCGACCGAATTCGACGGCATCGGCGCGCAAATCGCGAGCCTGAACTCGGCTGACCACGTCATCGACGCGCGCGGCGGTCCGGTCAACCAGATCGATATGATCGATCAGGCTGCGGCAACGATCGCGGGCTTCGGCAACTTCGGCACGCCGACGCACTTCTTCAGCTCGCAACTCGTACAGAGCGATCTGAATACGAAGCTCGACCCGGCTTTCCGGGTGAACCTGACGAACGTCGGCGCAGGCGGCATCGAGCTCGGCGCTCCGGTGGTCGGCATGCGCACGTCGTGGGGCGATATCAAGAATTGCCCGGACGTGTTCATTCGCGACGAAAAACAGATGACGTGTTTCGAGCTGCGTTATCCGGCTTTCGCCACGGCGAACAACGCATTCAAGCCCGCAGGCGTGGCTGTTGCGGTGAACGCAAGCGGCGGCGCATCGAGCCAGTGGGCGACCGGCCAAGACGGCAACTACTACTACGCAGTAGCAGGCGTGAACGCGAACGGTGAAAGCCAAGCGGTCGTGTCCGCGCAAGCGGCGGTTACGGTTGGCGGCAACGCTGTGCTGACGATCACGCGCTCGACTTCGGCGACGGAAACGGGCTACGTCATCTATCGCGGCCGCAAAAACGGCACGTCGGATCTGTCGGATCTGCGCTTCGTCAAGCGTATCCCGGCTTCGGGTGGCGCGACGACCGTGTTCACCGATCTGAACGCGGACATTCCGGGCACGACCAAGGCGTATATCTTGAATATGCGCTCGGGCGCGGACGCGATCAACTGGCGGCAGTTGTTGCCGATGACGAAATTCGCGCTCTACCCGACGAACGCGGCCGTCATTCCGTGGGCGCAGTTGCTCTTCGGCTATCTGCGCATCGCGAAGCGTCAGCAGCACATCGTCGTGAAGAACATCGTCGCGACGGGCCAACTGTGGAAGCCGTTCGGCTAATCACACGATGAGCCGGGGAAACCCGGTGCGCTGATTAAAAATCGGGCCGAGCGTCAAACCTCGGCCCGATTTACAGGAGAAAGAACATGGCTATCAAAGTCATCTGCACACTGCCCAACGCATCAACGAATATCAACGGCGTGGCCTTCGAGCGCGTGGGCGAGCACGTCCATTCGGTCGATGAGCTCACGCAAGAGCATCTGGATCACTTCGCATCGATCGACGGCTTCGAAGTAGTCGATACCGACGCGGAACCGGCCGCAGACGGCCAGGATGATCCAGACGAGCCCGCGCAAGACGCGAGCGCGCCCAAGCCTGCGCCACGCCGCGCGGCGCGCAAATAACGATTTCAGGGTGGGTGACTTTGGCGGGCTTCGGCCCGCCTTTTTTTCGTCGTGACGCAACACTTCATGCACATCACACGAGGCTTTTCATGACCGTCTTGTTCCCGATCGCCGACGCGCTCACGCAGTTTCGCGCCGATCAGCTCCCGCTGCTTCAGGCGAATTTCGCGCTGCCGGTCGCGCCGTCCGATGGGCTGCTCACGCGCAAGTTTGAGGCGGCCGAAGGCGAGCTTCAGCGCGAGCTCGGCGTCTATCTCGCGCCGACGATGATCTTCGGCGGCGTCGATCCAACGGATGAGCAAATTGCCGCGCTCAACGGCGCTCCGTATGCGATCGAGTCGGGTTACGACATGACGCCGGATTTCTTCAGCGTCGGGCAGTGGGGCACGCTCATGCTGCGCTCGCGCCCGGTGAAGTCCATCACGTCGATGAAATTCATCTATCCGACGTTGAACGCGCAAGTCATCGACATGCCGACGAGCTGGATTCAGCTCGACAAGCGCATGGGGCTCGTGAACGTCGTGCCGGGGCCGGGCGGGCTCAATATCCCGCTGAATATCTTCGCGATGCAGGCGATGAATACGGGCACGACGGTGCCGAACATGATCCGCGTGCAATACACCGCCGGGCTCGACCCGACGCACTTCATGTATGCCGACGTTCAAGACGTGTGCATGCGCCTCGTGGGGCTGCGCCTCATCAAAGACACCTTCACGCCGCAGTCGGGCTCTATCTCGGCTGACGGGCTCTCGCAATCTCAATCTGTGGATCTGGCGAAGTTTGCTGACGGCATCAAGGACGATATCGCCGCGATGCGAAGCAAGCTGCTCGGCCCGGTCATTGGAGTGTTCTGATGGATCAACCGCAATTTGGCGCGATCGTGCTGCATATGGGCCGCATGTGCCGCTTCCTCGGCGGCGGCCGCTATGAGCCGATCGAGACGACGCTTGAGAAGCAGCAAGGCGTCGCGGACGGCGAGATGACGGCGGGCATGCGCTCGGCGCTCGACAAGCTCAACCGCGAGCCGCGCTGATGCAGCTCAGTCCCGAACGCTTCAACCGCTTTCTCGACGGCATCGGCCAGCTCGTAACGTGGGCGCGCGGCTATGCGTGCCCCTGCGTGAATCCGAATTCCGGATCAGCCAAGCCCAATTGCCCGTCATGCGGCGGCAAGGGCCGGACATGGGACACGCCTGTCGAGTGCAAGACGGGCGTCGCGGGCCGCAGCGCACATAAGGATTGGGCCGCCTTCGGCATGTGGGACGGCGGCGACGTCGTGCTCTCGATTCCGTCCGACTCGCCGCTCTACGCGATCGGCCAGTATGACCGCGTCGTCATGGTCAATCGTTCCGAGCCGTTCTCGATGAATCTCGTCGCGGGCGTGAACGACAAGGCGCTCTCGCACATGACGTTCGTCTCGGTCGATCGCGTCGCGTATTTCAGCCCCAACGGCGGGGCGCTCGTGCTCGTGACGCCGCCGGTCGTCAATCCGGACGGCACGCTCACATGGCCCGATGGTGCGCCGCCTGTGGGCATCACGTACTCGATGAGCGGCCGCCGCCGTCAAGAGTACTTCTGCTTCAACGACATGCCGTGGGACCGGCCGCATCATGCGGGCGCGACCCTGCCGCGCAATGTCGTGCTGCGTCGCTTTGATCTTTTCGGGAGAGGGTAATGATCGGTTTCTATGCGCTCGTGTGGCTCGTGCTCGCGCTGCTCGACATGCTTTTCACGCTCGTGTCGTATCCGCTCGCGCCGCTCGTCGCCGCGTTCGCGGACAAGGACGGCAATCTGCCGCGCGCGCTGCGCTGGTTTCAGACGTTCGATGCGTCGCTCGATGCGGGCTGGCGCGACGGCTATTTCTCGTTTCACTGCCCGAAGCGCCCGTTTGAACTCTGGTGGTTGCGCACGCGCTGGCTCTGGCGCAATCCGGGCTATGGCTTCGGCTATTACGTCGCGGGCATTGCCTTCGACCCGGCCGCATGGCGCGTCGTCTATTTCAAGACGGACGGCACGAGCTCGACGTTTATTGCGACCGATGGGCGGCACTTCAACATCGCGCTCGGGCGATCGCACTTGTCGCTCAAGCTCGGCTGGAAGGCATGGAATTACTTCGAGCCCGACTCGCGCACGTTCCGCGCGACGCCGTGGGGGCCGGAAATGCGCACGATGATCTGCTCGACTTTCCGGCCGTGGTGAGATGAGCGCGCAGTACAAAATCAGCGTCGAGCTCGCGCCTGTTCTGGACATGCTTCAGGCGCAGGCTGAGACGCTGCTCGGGCGCGTCGCCGAGACGGTGCAGACCTTTGGCGAAGCGGCCACGCAGCAGTGGAAGGGCGCCGTCATGAACGCGCCGGGCATCTGGGTCGGCGAGAAGCAGGCATACGCCAAGTCGATCGAGTGGTACAACAGCGGCCCGTTCGAAGTGACGGTCGAAGCAGGCTATGCGAAGGCCGACGAGATTGAAAACGGCCGCCCGGCGCGCGATCTGAAGGACGCGCTCAAGACGTCGCTGCGCGTGCGCGTGGCGAAGGGCGGAAAGCACAAGGGGCAGCGCTACCTCATTATTCCTTTCCGGCACAACACGCCGGGCTACGACGCGCATGCCGACGCCATGCCCGCCGATATCTACGAAGTCGCGTCGCAAATGAAGCCGTCGCGCATTACCGGCACGCGCATCGTCGCGAATCAGCAGGGCGCCGTTAAAAACGGCTTCCCGGTGATGATCCATCGCAATAAATACAAGTGGGGCGAAAGCCTTCCGTCCGGGCTCGTGCCGAAAAAGAAGAGCTATCATGCGACCGATATCTATGCGGGCATGGTGCGCATGAAAACGAACGCGAGCGAATCGCCGACGTCGAGCGCCTATCTGACGTTCCGCATCATGGGCGAGTGGTCGAGCGGCTGGATCAGGAAGCCCGAACCGGGCCGCTATATCGCGAAGGGCGTCGCTGACGCGCTCGGGCCGAAGTTCGATACCGCGATTCAGAAAGCGCTGGAGATGGGCGGCTAAAACAAGTCGTGACGCAACAGTGGCGTCATGATCTCGTTCCTTCTAGCACTCGCGGCAGGCAATGCCGTATCGGTCATTCTTCAGCCGCCGCAAGGCGCGCAGAAGTGTTCGGTGCTGCGCAAGGCGACCAACGATATCGCAGGACTTTCGGACCCGGCGGCGACGCTCGTCTATACCGGCTCCGACACTTACTTCGTAGATACGTCCGGGCTCATCGACGGGCTCACGTACTTCTATCAGCCGTTCTATTACGACGGCGCGCAATGGAGCGCTGGCGCCGTCGCATCGGTGGTGCCGCAGTGCTCCTTCGAATTCATCCAAACGGACGTCCAGACGTTTCTGCGCGATCGCATCGCCGCAGGGCTCGATGCTGCCGTCGCGCGGCAGGCGATCTACCCGCAAAGCGGCGTGATTCCAGTGCTCACCGCATCGCCAGTGTTTGAGGACGTGAGCTTCCCGGTCGTGACGGTACACCTTCAATCAGACGGCTCTGCTGAGCGCGCGGTAGGCGAAGTGATTGGTGCTGATGCGCGCGACGAAAGCATCGGGCAGTTCGAAGGATGGCTCAGCCGCTACCAGATCGCGATTGCGATTTCGAGCTTGAGCTCCGACGAGCGGATCACGTTGCGCAATCTCGTGAAGTCGATCGTGCAAGCCAACTTGCAGGTTTTTGAAGCCGCAGGGATGGAGTTAATCGATCTTCAGTTCTCCGATCAAGAGGATTTCACGACTTACAACGTGCCGATGTTTCAGTCGCTCGGCGCCTTCTCGTGCGTGGCTCCCGCCTCGATTCAGGCAACGGTCGCGCCGATCGAAGAGATCGAATCCAACTATCAATTTTGACGAAAGGGAATGTCCATGCCCAAGGCTGACGACACCACGAGCACGGCCGATATCGCTGCCGCCGCGACCGTGACGCAAGACGCCGCGCCCGCCGCGACGACCACGCTCTACACGAATACCGGCCCGGAGACGGTGACGGAATTCGCTCAGGGCATCGAAGAATTCTGCGCGAATTTGTCCGCGACTGACCGCCGCATCGAAATGATCGGCGCGTTCTATCGCGTCGAGATGGCCGCCGGTCGAACGCGCGCGCTTCCGTCCGAATTCAAGGACCGCTATTCGGCGTTCCTGACTCAGCCCGCTTAACCGGAGACTCCTTATGAGTGGTTTGTTTTTCAACGGGCGGCTTTACACGAGCCCGGCCGTCGTCAGCGCAGTTGACGATTCGGCAATGAACGATCAAGGCGCCAGCGTTGGTAACTCGCTGCTGCTGATCGGTCAATCGACGGGCGGTGCGCCCAACACCGTGCTCAAGTTCGGCTCGCCCGCCGAGGCGATCGCGGGCTTGCGCGGCGGCGAGCTCATGGAAGCGTGCCGCAAAGCGTTCTCGCCGAGCGCAGAGACGGGCGGCCCGGCTACGGTCTACGCGATTCGCGTGAACCCGGCCGTGCAATCCACGCTCACGCTCAACGACGCGACGAGCACGCCGACGATCGGCCTTTCGACGGACGACTACGGTCTTTACACCAACAATATCAAGGTGAAGATCGAAAACGCGACGACGAAGGGGCTCAAGCTCACGACGCAGCTCGGCAACGATTACACGTCGGCCGACAACGTCTATCGCGATGCGTTCTCGGTGCAGTACTCGGGCACACAAGCCAGCGCGACGATGACCGTGACGGACTCGGCAATCACGCTGTTCGCGCCCGCCGCGACGCCGGTGCAGACGATCGATCTGACGCAATTCCCGACGATTCAGCAAGTCGTGGATCGCATCAATGCCGTGAACGGCTTCGCGGCGACGGTGCTCGACGGTAACGGCTCGCTGGCGGCTCTCAACGGTCTGGACTCGGTCGCGACGCAAGACGTCAAGACGGCGCTCTACACGGCTTCGGCGAACCTGCAGGCGGTCATCGACTGGTTCAATAGCGCATCGAGCCCGTATGTGAACGCATCGCGGCTCGCTGGCTCGGGCAAGGTTCCGGCGATCATGCCGTTCGCCTATCTGTCGGGCGGCTCGGACGGTATCACGACCAACTCCGAATGGTCGGACGCCTTCACGACGGCGCAAACCGCCGATGTGCAATGGCTCACGCCGCTGTCGAGCAATCCCGCGATCGCCGCGATGGCTGACGCTCACGCGCAGTACATGAGCTCGGTCGCACGCATGGAACGCCGCGCAATCAACGGCACGGCACTCGGCACGAGCGATACCGCCGCTGTCACGGCCGCCAAGGCGCTCAATTCCGATCGTTCGGGCCTCGTGCATCTCGGCCACTACGGTTACGACATCAACGGCAACTACGTGCTGTTCCAGCCGTATATGACCGCTGCGCTCGTCGCCGCTGGCTTCGCCGGTCTGTCGCCGGGCGAAACGATGACGAACAAGTCGCTGTCCGTCTCGGGCTGGGAGCGCACGCTGCGCAATCCGACCGATACCGACGCGCTGATCTTGGGCGGCGTCATCCCGGTCGAAAGCAACTCGCGCGGCTACATGGTCACGAAGGCGGTTTCGACGTGGCTCACCAACAGCAACTACAACCGCGTCGAGCTGTCGTGCGGCGCGGCTGTGGACTACACGCTGCGCAGTGTTCGCGATGCAGTCGCGCCGATGCTCGGCAAGGGCGGCACGCCGCTCACGCTCGCGGCGATCCACGCGCGCGCCGAGTCGGCTCTGCGCCTGTGCGCGACGCCTGCGCCGGGTGGTCCCGGCGTGTTGGTCGGCGATAAGGCTAATCCGGCCTACAAGAACCTCACGGTTTCGCTCGCGGGCGACAAGGTGGCGATCAGCTTCCAAGCAAGCCCGGTGATTCCGGTCAATTACGAGTCTGTGCTCATGTACGCGGTTCCGTACAGCGGCACGGCGTCGGCATAAGGAGGGCGCGATAGATGCGTACCAACGTTAAGACGCGCAGCGGCAACCGGGTCGTCGTGCAGTTCGACGGCAACACGGTCGGCTTGCTGCAAAACATCCGCATGTCGGATGACTACGGCTTGCAAGAAGCAAGCGGCATCGGCGATATCCACGTCATCGAGTGGGTGCCGGGCATGGCGCGTCACCAAGTCTCGGCCGAGACGATGGTGCTCTTCAGCGGCGCGCTGCGCGATTTGGGCCTCGCGCCCGAAAACGGCGACGCGGTGCTCGAAGGCGCGGTTTTCGACATTTGCGTTATGTCGAAGGACGACGGCAGTGTGCTGCGCAAGATCGTTTCCTGCTCGTTCGCGAGCGGTGACACGACCGTGAGCAAGCACGCGATCATTACGACCAACTGCCAGTTCAACGCGCTCGACGTGTCGGGCTCGAAGCTGTAACGGTGGGGGCGCGAATGAAGAATACTCTTCGTCGCGCCCGGCATGATTGGCGACTGTGGGCGCTGCTGATTCCGGCAGCGCTCATTTTGTTTACCAACGTGCCGGTCGCACTCACCATCGGCTATTCGTTCGCCGTCGTCGTGTTTTTCGCGGCCGCGTCGCATGTGCTGCGCAAGGTGCTCTTCCCGTATGTGGATCTGCGCCAGCTCGTAGAAATGGCATCGAATCAGCCGCTTCCTTCCGCGATCGTGTTTCTCGCCGTCGCGCTCGTGCTCAGCAGCATTTTCATCGCGAACGCGATATGGCTGTCGCACTGACGCCGCCGGACGCCTCGCTCGCCTATCTGCCCGTCGTGCGCGCCGAGCTCGTCGTGCTGTGGCCGGATCATCCGCATCCGGCCTATATCCCCGCGCAGATTGAGCAAGAGACGTGTCCGTCGCTCAAAAGCAAGCTGTGCTGGAACCCGCGCGCCGAGCTCAAGACGTCCCGCGAGTACGGCTTCGGGCTCGGGCAGCTCACTGTCACGTCGCGCTTCAATAACTTCGAAGAGTCGAAGAAGTGGGACAAGTCCCTGCGCGACTGGCAATGGAGCGATCGCTTTGACGCGAAGTATCAGGCGCGCGCGCTCATCGCGTATGACCGGCTGCTCTTTCGTCAGGTGAGGGGTGCGGCCGACGCCGAAAACCAGTATGCCTTCGCGCTGTCTGCGTACAACGGCGGGCTCGGCGGGCTGCTGAAGGATCGCGAGCTGTGCCGCAACACGCGCGGCTGCGATTCGTCGCGCTGGTGGGGCAACGTCGAGCACACGAGCCTGAAGGCGAAAACGGCCGTCAAGGGCTACGGACAGAGCTTTTTCAAAGTCAATCGCGACTACGTGGTGAACGTCATGCGCCTGCGCGCGCCGCGCTACGAGTCGTCCATGAAGGAGATTCGCAAATGATCTGGCTGGCTATTGTGCTATCCGTCGCGGCGCTCGCCGCGCTGCGCTGGCTGTGGGCTGTCCCGCTCGCACGCCGCGCGCTCATCGCCGTGCTCATCGGCGCCGTGCTGGCCGTGTGCGGCTACGTGCAGGGCGCTGCGCACGTCACGAAGCAGTGGAACGAGGCGAAGGCGAAGCAGGCCGCCGCCGTCGCGAAAGTCGAAACGAAGCAGGCCGAGGCGACTGTGAAAGTCGTCACGCAATACGTCGATCGCGTGCAAGTGGTGCGCGAGAGAGGCAAAACCATCACTCAACAGGTGACGAAATATGTACCGCTATCTGCTCCCGCTCTGCCTTATGGCTTCCGGCTGCTCCACGACGCTGCCGCAAGCGGTGTGCCCCTTCCCGACGCCGCCGCAAGTCTTGATGGCCCGTCCGTCTCCGCTCAAGACGTTGCCTCAACCGTCTCCGACAACTACGCCAGTTGTCGCGCCGAGTACGAAAAGCTGACGAGCCTGCAAGACTGGATCAGCGAGCAACAGGCGGCGACGAAATAGCACGCGCCAAGTCGTGACTCGACACTGAAAGGGCGATCAATCCGATCGCCCTTTTTGCATCTGAAACATGGATCAATTCGATCGCGCATCCGAGCTGGAAGAAAAGACCCGCGCCGCTGACATAGCTGCCGCGCTTGCCGCGAAGAAGCTCAAGCCGACGCATTACTGCCACTACTGCTACGAGCCGGTCGAAGCCGCGCTGCTCTTCTGTGATACGGGCTGTCGCGACGACTATGAAAAAGAAGCGCGACATAAGCGCATCAACGGCCGATAAGGACACCCCATGCGTCAACCATCCGATACCGATTTTTACGTGGAAGTGCCGAACGTCGGCACGTTTCGTTTCGCGCGCCGGACCTACGGCGACAAAATCCGCATTCGCTCCGAATACCTTCGTCTCGTGAAGGACTTCGGCGACGACGATCCGGACATTCGCGCGCAAGCCGCGATCATCTCCGCGCACAAGGCGCTCTGTGTCGAAGCGCCCGCCGGATGGGAGGACTTGGAGCATCTCGATATGGCTTCGGTGCCGGACGCAGAGGGCCGCGTGCTCGACGTGTACCTCGCGCTGAAGGCAAAGGAGGACTCCTTTCGACGACCCGCGCGAGCAAACCCGCCGGGCGAAGCGAGCGGCACGGCAAACGTACAAGACGATCTGCTTCTGGTTCCGTCAGAAGTACAACCTGTCGCCTCGTGACCCGCGCTTTCTGGAGCTGACGCCCGAAGAAGTCGAAACCGAGTACTACGCGCATGAGTTCGCCTCGCGCCCGCCTGCGTCGGAAGAGTTTGAAGACGACGACTTCGATACGGACGACATTCTTGAAACGCTCGAAGCGAATGACGGTGATTGGGAATCCCTCATAAATGACCAATACGCAGATTAAGTTTTCGGCGGATGCGTCGGCTGTAACGGCCGCGCTTCAAGCCGTCAACGACAAGGCCGCCGAAGTCAACAGCACGCTCAACGCGGGCACGGTTGGCATCGATACCGACAAGGCGCAAAAGCAGCTCGACAACCTGCTTGATACCGTCGAACAGCTCACGCAGGCGACGCAGGAAGCGGCGAACGCCGGGCACGAGCTCGACTTCGATGACGTCGCCAAGTCGGCCGCCGACGCCGCGAAAGCGGCCGAAGATCTCGCCAATGCGCTCAACAGTCAGGGCGGTGGCGGCGGCTCGTCTGCGGTCAAGCAACAGGTCAACGATCTGAAGGGGCTCGCCGACACCATCGAGCGCGTGCGCAAGGTGCAGGAAGTGCTCGCGCAAGAAGGCATTCAGCTTTCTCGCCGTCAGACGATCGAAGCGAAAAAGCGTTACGACGAATGGCGCAAGTCGGGCGCGGCCGGTAGCGGCAAGATCAAAAACGTCGGCTTCGATGACTTTGTCGATGGCGGCTGGCGCAAGATGGCGCTCGCCGAAATTGATGCGCGGCGCTTCCGCCGTCAGGTGCTCTCGGCATCGGGCATCGACGTCGCGCCGATCACGCCGGGCGCCGCGCCCAAGGAACCGGCTGCGCCGCGCGAGCCGCGCGCACCGCGCGAGCCGAAAGAGCCGACGCCGAAGCAGGTCAAGACGCTCGCGCAGTTCGCTGCGGGCGCAGTGCAAGACGCGATGGGCGGCGTCATGAATACGGCCGTGCCGGGCGGTGGCGGCATCGGCGGGCGCATCGTGGGCCGGGGCTTCGCAGAAGCGGCCGGAAGCGAAGGCGGGCTGCTCTCGGCCGGCGGGCTCGGTCGCATGGCGGCGGGGCTCGGCATCGGCGCGCTCGCGTTCGGCGCGGTGAAGGCAGTCGGCGCGATCAAGGACAAGGTCGGCGACGCGCAGGACGAATCGACCGCCTATTCCGATCTGCGTCACGCGATGGGGCAGACAACGACCGATTTCGACACGCTGCGCGCTTCTCTGCGCGACGCCGCGCACGGGCTCGGTGTGGCGAATAACGAAGTCGTGCAGCTCGGCAGCCAGTTCGCCAAGATCGCGGGCGTCGCGCCCGGCCACGAGCGCGGGCTCGGCGACGACGTGCGCACGAGTATCGGCTTTGCGCGCAGCTACGGGCTCGATCCATCGCAAGGCATCGGGCTTTTCGGGACTGCGCGCCACTTCGGCGCGACGAGCAACGATTCCGAGAACCGGCGGCTCGCCATGATGATCGGCGACGCGGTGGCGAAGGCGGGCAGCTTCGCAAAAATGGACGAGATGATTGCCGCCGTGACGGGCTTCACTGAGCGTGCCGCACGCTCGACGCTCGGCGCGGCGCCCGACATGAGCGCCTTTCTCGATGAAATGTCGAAGCTCACCGGGCTTCACATGAACGGGCTCGACACGAAGGGCGCCGCGAATATCGTCGGGCAAATGACGAATACGTGGCACGCGGGCGGCGGCATGGGCGAAGCGTCGAAGAATTTCCGCATGCGCTCGTTCACGAACGCGCTGCCGGGCTTCACGGCGTTCGATCTGGATTACGTCAATGCGATGGACCCGAATTCGACCGTCGCGCAGGCGTTCGGGCACGACTCGTCGGCCTATCGCATCGCCAGCACGCGGCACGACAAAAAGCGCATGGCGCAGCTCGACACCTACGTGAAAAAGTCGGGCAATCGCCGCCTTCAGGATATCGACGTCGATAGCATCATCTCTGAGTACGGCAACGACACGACGCAGCTCGTGAGCGCGATCGCAAACCATACCGGGCTGAGCATTCCGCAGGCGAACGCGTATCTCGAAGCGCGCTCGTCGGGCCGCACGATCGGCACGACTGAGGCGCGACTGCGCTCGGCGGGCGTCGATCCGTCGTCTGTGCATGGCGACTATTCGATGCTCGCGCAGCTTACGGGCGCCGACGCGAAAGGTCTGCGCGACACGGCGCGCGGCTATCTGAAAGACGAGTCGCTGCCCGCCGGGCTGCGCGGCAAGCTGCAGGGCATCACAAACGATGCGACGGACGGCAACGAGCAAGGCATCGAGACGCTGCGCACGGCGCTGATCCAGATTGCGGCGGCCGTATCGGCGCCGAAGGACGAAGGCCAGCGCGTGCGCGAAGCCGTCGTTGATCTGAAAAACGTCACGCAGGATATGGCGGCGCATCTCGTGCCGATGACGAACGACGTGCGCGAAGGCATTCTCGCGATCGCGCAGAAGCTCGCGCCGGACAGCGATCGACTGAAGGAAGTCGAAGCGCGCGAATTCACGCCGCAAGAGCGCGATCTGAAGTCGCAATACGAAGAGGCGAGCGCCGCGCGCGACGCTGCGATGCAGAATTCGGGCGCGGCGAAGGCGGCCGAAGTCGATGCGCAGATTGCCGATTTCCGCAAGCATCACAAGGGCAATGACCCGGCGACGAACGCGACGCTCAAGCGGCTCGAAGCGCAGAAGGCGCAATACCTGTCGTCCGAGTACTCGGCCAAGCAGCAGGCCGCGCTCGATGAGGCGAACCGCAAGCTCGCGGACGTGCGCGAGAAGGCCGCGAAGGACGCGCAAAACAGCGGCGTCTACTTCAAGGATTGGGCGACGCGCATCGCGGGCGGCGGCAGTGGCGCGGACGGGCGCGACGCGCGCCTCGGCGAACTCGCCGATCATCTCGGCGTCGGCGCGAACGCGCGCAGCGGCGGCCCGAACGGCAACGTCGCGGCGTTCAAGAAGCAATACGGCCATGCGGCCGAGATTGCAGCGAAGGAGCTCAAAGTCTCGCCCGACGTCGTGCTCGGCATGTGGGGCAACGAAACGGGGTGGGGCAAGCATATCGTTCCGGGCACGAACAACCTTGGCAACGTCAAGCAGTTCGACGGCGGCGGGGTGGAAGCGATCGACAATATGACCGGATCGCTCGACCGGTACCGCAAATACGGCTCGGACGTCGATTTCGCGAAGCAATGGGCTGAAATGCTCAAGCGCAAATATCCGGGCGCGGTGGGCGCGGGCGGCGACGCGCGCAAGTTCGCGACGGAGCTCAAGCGCGGCGGCTACGCCACAGACCCGGACTACGTCAGTAAGCTGGTCGGCTCCGCCTACAGCGTCTCAAACGTTCCTACCGATCCAGCCGCGCCCGCGCGCAAACCTGGCGGTGACTTCGGCGCGATGCCGCTGCCGTCGAATTCCGCTGCGCTTTCCGGGCCGAATGGCGCGATGACAGGCGGGGCAGCAAGCGGCGTGCAGAAATTTGCCTTCGAGCACAAGGTCGTGCTCGTGGATCAGCTCGGCCGCCCGCGCGCGGCGCCGGTTTTCACGACCCAATACGGTGAGCCTTCGCCGAGCGGGGTAGCAAAATCATGAGGACATTCGAGCCCAAGTGCGAAGTGCGGCTCATCAAGGCGCGTGCGCGCGCCGAGATTGTGACCGGCAAGCAGGCAGCAGCTTCCCGCTACGGCGGCAACTTTACGGGCGCCGATCTGACGCCGTTCCTGTCCGATTCCGGCTCGGTGACGGTGTCGAAGTCCGTGCGCGATGCGGCGGGCGGCTTCTCGATCACGCTGACCGATCGCCCGACGATTTTCGGCGAATCGCTCTACGCGATGATCGAGCCGATGGACATTATCG